GTCGTCCCTGCTCCAGCGCATGGGCCGCCTCCCTGGCGCGCTGCTCACCAGCCTGACGCAGCGCGGCAACCTGCCGGACCTGCTCCGCCACTGCGGATTCCAACTCTCCCCGGGCGGCGCGGCAAGCAATCAGATCTGCCAATGCGGCATCGAGCTGTGGCCGGTAGTGTCGCGCGCCGAGCCAGACACCGCCAACGGCGCCGAGGCCGACCAGCAGCAGGAAGGCCAGCGCGATCGAGATCACGCGGGCCGAGATCACGACAGCACCCCGCCCGCAGCAAGATAGTGCGCTGCCAGGTCATCGAGAGAATGCTCACGCTGGCCGTAACCAGCCCCCGGCAGGCTGGCCCAAATGTTGGAGCACTTCTGCACGGCATCCGCCAAGCGACCGGCCTGTATATCTGCCAGCGCGCGGCGCTCCTTAATCTGCTGCAACGCCACCAGGTCCTGGTTAGCCGGGGTGAAGCCGCCTTTCAGCGCCAGGCTTTCGCGATAGGCATCCCAATACCTCGAGAGAAGCTGATACCTGCCTGCCGCAGTTGAATAAACCTTGTACCGAGGCAGATAGACCTTCAGGCGCGGGTGATCAGCGTACCCATTGAACAGCCCTCCACCGACAACAACGTTGTAGCCGTTGTCGCTACCTCTGATCGTGCTGGTCCCCTCAGACCACGCAAGCATGTCCAGGAACGCAAGAACGTTCCTCCCTCCAGCGGTTTTCTCGGAAACGACTGCCATCGGCGGTCCCTCTCTCAATAGGTGAATGAAATGAAACGGATCGATATCTCCGGGCTTCGCTATGGGCGCCTTTTGGTGGTCGCCTACGACTCTCCCGGGAAAAACGGAGGATCTGTCTGGCTCTGCCGGTGCGAGTGCGGAGCCGAGGTAAAGGTGAACTCGTCGAACTTGCGAAGCGGCTCGACACGTTCATGCGGGTGCCTCGCCAGCGAATGGGCTTCAGCGCTTGGCTCAAACAGGGAATTCGTCAGGAAGCGTACAGCCAAAGTCACCGCGCACGGGCACAGCCGTCGAGGGTTGAAAACCCCGGAGTACAGAACCTGGCTAGGCATGAAACGCAGGTGCTACGACGAGAAGTACAAGGACTTCCCTAACTGGGGCGGTCGCGGTATCAAGGTCTGCGAACGTTGGAATCAGTCGTTCGAGGCTTTCCTCAAAGACATGGGGCCTCGGCCTGCTGGGAGGTACAGCATCGATCGAATCGACCCAGACGGTGACTACTGTCCTGAAAACTGCCGATGGGCCACGATCCATCAGCAAGCGTCCGAGAACCAGCGACGCCTGACCGGAGTCGAGATCGACGGCACTCAGTTCGCCAGTATTGCCCAGGCCTGTGCTCACTTCGGAGTCAACGTCTCTACCGCCCACCAGCGCATCAAAGCCGGAATACCGGTCGATATTGCGGTAAGGACCTGCGGGCGGCTCGCCGCTCGGCGGGAAAGGGAGTCTTACCTCCGCAGGGATCGGCGAGGTACTGCGTGACGCGCACCAACAAAAACGCCGGCTCGAGGGCCGGCGTTCGGGAGTATCTGCAGCAGTTGCTGCTCAGTGATAGGCATAATTCTCCCCATGGGCTTAAGTTGCAAAAACGTATTCGATACCGAGCGACGGATATCGACCATACGCCCAAATCTCCCCAAACAGATTTATGTTATTTAAAGCGATCTTGGCTTTTACGTTCAGACGCAGCTTGGCTACTCCATTCACTAGGTAGTTCGGGTCAGCAGAATCGAACTCAAGATATGGGTTAGAACCAGATCCGGAAATACCCGTGAAGTCTCCGCTGTAGACGGAAATGTTCAGTTCCTCTCCGCTCAGTCCTGTAGAAATTTTGACCAAGCTTCCAGACTGTTTATCCATCACAATAGAGAACACCTGAGCACCAAGCGCTTTAGTCACATTTGGGAACGAGTAAGGCTTGCGGCTGTTCAATACAGCCAGGCTATCATCAGGAAGGGAATAGGTTCGACCTCCGGTAATAACGTAGTTATTACGAAGGTATGAGAGAGATGGGTTCAAACGCCCTGCTTGCCACGCTCCCAGGAAATGCAAGTTGTTGAATCTCTCAAGTGGCGCCAGCGCTGTATACGGCTCAGAAGCCCACCCGAAGGAACAGTTCGTTACGATTCTGCCTGTGTTCGCCCAGTTGATAGCCTGCCGAGTAGCTCCCGTACCCACAGAGGAAGCTGCTGACGACAAGTAAAGGTTATTAACACGCATCCTCCAATTATCGAACGATACCCGAGAGGTGTAGGTAGAAACCCCTTGAAGAATGAACACGTTGCTCTTGTCGGACAAGCTGGTAGTCGTGTTTGTGAACGCACCATCAGCCGGACAGTTAAGCAGTCCATCCTTGAACTCGAATTCGGCGGCCAGTCCATCAAATAGACAGTGCGTTCCAAAGGTTCCAGAGGCCGAGAACTCATATCCAGTCAGATCTATCTCATTTCCAATCCACGACATGCGACCGAGCGTCGTGGAGAACTGGAACGGGACCGGGCCACCCTCGGTGAACCCAACGGTACGCTGCGGAGCGTAGTGCCCACGAACAGCGATTTCGCTCACATGAACCGAGACACTCTTTCCGGGTGAGTTGTCGACGACTCGAAAAACATGGCCGCCTGCAAATGTGTACCCATTTGTTTTGCGCAGGTTGTACTCTGCGAGAATCCAGGCTTGTTCGTCAGTATCAACGCCGGAAGTAAAGGTAGTTCCCTTAATTTGCGTCGTGCAGCCGGTTGGATCAGTTGCGTACCGAAGAACGTCGCAATGACTGTATATATTTGCCTGGAACAGTCCGCCAAGAAGACGGAAATGATGTACGCCGTGTGTATCCAGCCCCTTACGGTAGTTGTGGTGGTAGTAACCGCCACTCACAACCATGTTTCCAACGCGAGTAGAGCCAGTTACTCCGTAGCCAGTTCCGACCTCGCCTGAGATGCCGTTGTATGCAAACTCTCCGCCAGTTACCAGAAGGGAGTCAGTATCTTCGACCCAGAAACCTGAACCTACGTTGTAGAACCCTTCGCACTCGTTGATGATTACCTCTTTAGTCTCAGGGCCATACATCGAGAATCCACGATAGTTGAAGTGCTCTACGCGAACACGATCAAGCCGAATGCGATTCACGTTTTGCAGGATAAATCCCCACACAGCACCCTCATACGTCCAGTTTGAGCCTGGAGTGCCGGTCACAAGCCCTTTCTTGGTCGTGCCCTTGATGGTCAGGTTTGAGAATTCAATACTATCTCCAGACGAGAACTTCGCAATAGCATGGGCAATGTCGTTAGTAACATACCCACCACCAGTTACTGGCGAGTACTCATGAATAAAGTCAATGATGGTTGTGTCAATACCATCACCAACGATTCTAATTTTCTCGAAATTGCTGAAGTTAAGTTGACCAGTCTTGATACCCCAATGGCCAGCCGGAATATGGACACAGGCATCGCCACGACTGATTGCCTCAGCGATCAATGCGGAAAACGCAGCCGTGTTGTCGGTTGCGGTGATTCTGGATCCGTCGTTTCCGTCATACTCGGGAGTTCCAGAATAATCAGCAACTGCCCCGAAGTCTGCCAACGAAATAAGCTCATTCAGCTTTGCGTCTACAGTTCTGCTACGGAAACCGATATTCGAACCGCCATCTGATGCAGCAAGTTGCGAACGAAGGTCTCTATCTACCTGTGTAACAAGCAAAAACTGATCAGTTGCCCAGTTTCCGCTGAGGTTCACAGGGAATGATGCCGGACGCTTGACGCTGTAAAGATTATCCCCGCGCTGGATCAGTTGGGTCGGACGATCTACAGTCAGCGGAGAGCCATCTACGTACTCCAGTACGCCTGGCTCGAAGCCCTGAGAGGCAAGGTAGTCGTTGACCTGCTGCTCTATTCCAAACCACGACTTTCGGGAAACACCAAAGCGGTCCACCCAAGAGACGCTCGAACGATCGTTCATCGCCGCGTCGAAGTTCTCGGTGTTGTCGTACAGATCGCGCGGGTCTTTGGAGCCCAGCGGGTTACCGGTGGCGTAGGTCGTCATGCAAATTCTCCGGGCATGAAAAAGCCCGCTCTATGGCGGGCTCTGGATTTGTGTGTGCGGTCAGTTGGGGGCGCTGGCGTTGTCGTAGGTGTAGACCCTGGGGTCGTAGTTCACCGCTCGGACGGACGCAGCGGTATTGCCTTTTGGATCGATTGAGCTGATCAGGGCCCGGTATGGGTTTCCCAGCAGAAGGTGCGGCGGTTCGATCTCCCAGGAAACATCAGGGACGAAATCGATGCCGGGAATGCTCAGCCGGTAGTCGTCGATCCGAGATGCCGGGTATCCGCCGGAAACCGTTCCGTCTGGCCGGCGCAAGTACAGCGCTGGAGAGTTCAGCAGCGACCAGTCGAGCGGCTCGCTGGACTCGATCAGGATCGAGTTTCCCGAGATCACGAACGATTTCAGGTATGCGCTCTGTGCCAAGCCGGGACCGGGAACGTCGCCGGCGAGGGCCACGTAATCCCAGAACTCGCTGTTCAGCGCATCGAGGCCGGTATCGAACGAATACTCGGTTCTCCGGTATCGCTGCGCCATCCTGCGGCGCATCCCGTAGCGCCAGGCTCGGTCGCGGTTTGTGACACCGACAGCCGTGATCTTCTCGACCTTCCTGCCGACATCGCCGGGCAGGCGGCACTGCACGGTATCTTCGATCCATCCGTTGGCGTTGACGAAATCCACGTCAACACCGTCATAGTCGTCCTCCGACGGAGCGCTGATACTGATCCTCAGGGGCCCATCCATGTTCTGCGGCGAGTACATGTGCCCGAATGTGGTTCTGGGCTCGTCCCGGGCCGCAGAGATCACGCCGCGTTTGATGGTCTTCTCGGCGTACCCGGCCGCAAGAACGTCATCCATGATCTGCGCGACAGTGATCTTGCCGTCCTCGTAGATCATGTCGAACGTGTCGCCTCGGGCCTTCCAGATGGCGTCCAGCCGGTCGAGTTCATCGAGGTCGAGATCGGCATCGGTGTACCCACGCTCTTTCGCGATGTAGCAAAGGAACGGGACGATGTCTCGCGTTGCGAGTTCAGGCGTCCATGTTCCGCCCTGGCGGGTTGGAAGCATGCGAGTAGCCTCTACCGAGACGCGGCTTTCGGTCTGCGCCGCGATGCGGTCAGACGACCGATACCGGACAGCCATTACCGTGACGCCGGCGTAGGACGATGGAGCCTGGAGGCGCGCGCGCATCCCGTACCACTGGGTGCGGTCTCGGTACTCGGATGTTGAGTTGCCGCCCTGGTTGACGAACACTTTTCTGATGCGGAACTCGGGCCGCATCATGTACGGTAGCGGGATGCCGTCCGTAAAACCCTGCTGGTCGAGAGAACTGCCAGCATGGTTCTTGCTGACCGTCGTCCATGCGCCGCCGATGGCCATGTCTCGCCACTGGATGTCGTAATAGGTGCGGATCTGGTAGATCTGCCCTTCCCTGCCTACGCCGCACAGGCCTTCCGGGCAAAATACGTCGATCTCGACGAAGTTGGTCTTCTCCGATACAGGGCATGCAGGGAATGGCCCGCGCCAGCCCCCTTCGAGGCTAGTCGGATCGATCGTGACGCGAGACGTAGACGAGTTGAGCGCGGTAAATCCAGGCCAGTCCACATCTACACCGCCGGCACTGGTCAGCCGCTCGACGGTGAGTTGCTGCGCGCTGTAGGACGTGATCCGATAGCGCAGTCCGCGCGGGCCGATTGCTGCATTGCCGGAACCGGTCTGCAACGCATTGGCCGGTGAACCGTTGCTGTAGTTGAGCGTCATCGACGTTGAGGTGATGTCGTTCACCAGGTAGAGGCCGCCGTTGGTGCCAACCACCTCGATCTCGTCGCCAACATCCAGCCCGAGCTGAGCGATATCCCCCGTCACGACGTCGCGATTCGTCCCGCCGCCATCGTTCACCGAATAGGGGTACATCGCTTCAACGCGCAGGATGGTGCCCGCAACCCAGTCAGAGGGGAACGACCCCGCACCGGCAGAAATGATGATATTCGTGCCGGAGAACGTGAACGTAGTTGCCGAAGGGTTCGGTGTGAGATTGGAACTCTCGGTCAGGTCAAGACCGGCGTTGCCGGTTGAACTCGCGCCAACCTCTTCGACCAGATGCCACCAGACCGATGCAGGGTGCCCGCTGACGTTCTGCCCTGGTTCGAAAATCTGGAACGAGGCATCGGCGCCCAGCGCCAGGAACGACGTGTCACCGATTTTCGCCGCGCCTTCGGCGATCTGGAACCGACCACGCCCAATACACAGGAGCATTTCGGTCCACTGCTCACGCGGACCTGCGAAATACTTCCGGGGCGGCAGGATGTAGTCTGGATAAATCAGACGACGGCCAGCGACTTCGCGGATCGCATCGCCGAGTTTTACCTTGTTCCCGCGCGCGCTGGTTTCAGAAAGCGACGCGCCCTGCCCGGGGTTCGTCGGCATGCCGGGCAATTGAGGCATGAGCATCCGAAAAACGGATTGAGCACCTTTGAACAGCGCTGCCGTGATCGTGAACGGATCGGTCCCGCGCGGCAGCTTGTAGATACGAACAATGTCGCCGCGGTCGATGATGCGCTCGGCCCACTCTCCCGGATGGATGAACTCCTCATGCGCCTTTTTCTGCTTGTCGGTCAGGTCACCGCAAAGCGCAACCTCGGCCGGGACGACACCGATGGAGAACGGGTGGACATCGTGGCAGCGGTACCCAGGCGAATTCGCGGTCAGCCAGGCATGAATCGTCATCCTGCGGCCGATCGGATGCCGCTCCAGCGGTTCTCCGTCAAGGAGCGATGGGTAGATTTCGATCACGGTAGAAGACCACCTTGGAATATTTGTCGGAGAACTTCTGGAGCGGGGTGAGCGACACCCCGCTCCCCGGATTGATTTCGAGAATCCGCAGGCGACCATCCACCTCGACCAGCAGGCCTACGTGATCGAGCAGGCGCCCTCTATAGGCCGCGGCGATGACCCCAGGTCCTGGCTCGCATTGCTCGAGCGCGCGCTGGATCTCCGTATCGCACGCCCGCTGCATCGAAACCGGGGTGAGTCGCGTGACACCACCGAAGTCGGTCAGCATCGGCAGTCCGAACAGCTCAACCCGCGCTATGAGCGTCAAGCCCCAGCAGTCCAGGCACGGGAGGGCCCGCCCGCCCTCGGTATAGATGGCGGTGAGGTATCTGTTCGGCATGGGATCAAGGCCAGTATTTGAGTCCGGGGAACTCGCTGACGTTGTAGATGTGCCGCAGCGCCGCGGTGTTGATGAGGTCGTAGTAACCGGCCTCCACCTGGACAGTGAGCCCCTCGAAACCCGGCGTCTTGACCCTCATGCGGTATGGCCGCTCAGCAGGTGCTGTGAGATCACTTTCCAGATATATCCGCAGGATCAGGGTCACATACTCCCCCGCCTCCAGGGCTTCGTTGATACGCTGCTGTGCGAATCCGGTCACGTTGTCGATTGCGAATCCAACGTTCTGGTTTCCGCTGTTGTCTCGCTTCGGAATCGATACGTCGATAGCGCCAGCGATGAACGTCAGCAGCCGCCCGTCTTCGGTCATGCAGGTGATGTCGTCATAGCCCTGGCAGATGAGGATAGGCTCCGGCCACACCGGGCAAGACAACTCGACCGTGGCGAGCTTCAGGTCTTCACCGCCGGAGGCATAGAAGCGCTCAAGAGCCGTCGCCATGTAGAGGCCACTCCCTGTTCATCGCGATGTCGAAGATATCCGCGAGGAGGATGTACTCGGGCAGAATCTCGGCCCACCCAGGATCGATGATCGAGCGCTCTCGCATCACGACGGTTGCGTTGAAACGCCAGTGGTCGCGCCCGACGAGATAGCCACCGTCGTAGATCCCCTCGAAGTGCAGGTTGCACGGAACGATTCCCTCTTCCGTACGCAAATCGCACTCGAACCACTTGACGCCGTCTTTCAGGACGTCTCGGTACCACCCTTTGAACAGCCGAGCCTGCTCAGCAGTGAATAGCCAGGAAACCTCCAGTGCGACCGGCACATTGCTGAAGTTCCGCCTGTAGCGTGCCCGACCGCTCTGGAGGGACGTCCTGGCCATAGGCTCTACCGTCTTGAAGCCGTAACCCTCCCTGAGCGGGAAGGGAAGGCCATCAGGCCATTTGATCATCGCCCTGCCCTCTTGAATCCATATGCGCCTTCGATTGCTTTCGGGTAAAGCCCCTGGCCGGACGAAACCTTGTTGGCAAAGTCCTGTTCGACCGCATCGAGAGTTACCCGCAGGTTGTTCCCGTCCATGGTGGCGGTGGCGGAAACCGGAGGACCGTTGTTGATGATCTGCAGGCTGATCTGCGGCGAGCCCTGTGCGGTGGCGTCGCCGTTGCTGATCACCTCGCCTCGCGTGTTCGGCAGCATGTACTGCCGGCCATTCGCAGCCTGGAATACCTCTGGCGCGCCGTTCTCGTTGATCCGGTACATGCCACCAGCCCCTACGGGGCCGCCGTACTGTCGGCCGCCAGCGAACATGCCGAGCATCGCCGGGATAGCGGCCGCCATTGCGGTAAGGCCAGCCGTTGCCGCCCCGCCGAATGACGCTACCGAGGCGGCAGCGGCGGCTGGCGCGTAGGCGGAAGCCATAGCTGCACCTGTCGCCGCGGCTGTCGTCGCCGCAGCCGCCTGCTGGGCCTGCCCCATGATGAAGTTCTTCGCCTGTTCGATGCCGACCTTGACGAGGGCGCCCACGACCTGGTTCAGCATGGCGCCGGCCAGTTGCCGCATGGCGTCAGCACCGTTGTTCGCCCCGGTTATCAGCCCTGTCAGAGCGTTCGTGCCGGCCTGCTGCACCTGATCCAGCGTTGCCATGATCATCTCGTTGCCGGCAGCCTGGCGGCGGAATCGCTCCTCCTCCAATTGCTTCATCGTGGCATCGTGCTGTTGCTCTGCCTGCGCCTTGAGTTCCAGGTAGCGCTGGTCCTCGAGCAACTTGGCCTCGTTCAGCTTTTTCAGATTCTCCAGTTCGGTCTGGTAGCGCTGGTCTTCGCCGGCGATCGGGTCCATCTGCCCCAGCAACTGCTTGTTGGCTTCGACCTGTTGCGCTTCGTACAGAGCTGCGGCGAGCGCGCGGACCTGGGCGACCTGCTCCGGCGTGGCGTACTCGTTGAGTTGCAGCTCTGCCTGGGTCTGCATCAGGTCCTTGCCCTTCAGGCCGACAAGAGCGAGTTGCTGGCCGAGGCCAGCAATGGTGTCGATGTTTTCCTTCTGCGCCTGGGCGAGTTCCTGAGCGGCTTTCTTGGCTGCCTTCTGCGCCTCGGTGAGCTTCTTCGTGCCTGCGGTGGCAGCGGCCTCGGCGTTGACGGTACCGGTCTTCCCGCCCGATTTACCCTGGGTAGACGGTGACTCTACGTTCGGCACAACTACCGGAGGCTTCTTCTCCTGGTCCTTGTAGAACTGGTCGATCAGCGCTTGCGTCGCGGCGATATTCGCCTTGATTTCGTCCTCACTGAACAGCGCGATCGCCTGCCCTTTCCCGCCGATGCGCAGGCGCTTCAGCGGGTTTGCTAGCATCTCCTGGTACGTGTTGAGCTGGTCCTCCAGGCGGACAATATCGTCAGACGCCGCGCCGTGTAGCGCCGCGGCAATTCCCTCGGCCGCCCATTTGACAATCCGAACAGTTTCTTTCGCGCCGGCGATGATCTGGTTGAGGGCGCCTACCACCCCGGCCGCCAACTCCTGGGCGGCACGAATGGTCTCGGGGTCCTGCAATGCATCCGCGAGTTCGGCGATGTTGCTGGTCAGAATCTGGCTGGCGCCGCTCGACTCGTTCACCTTGCCGATGAACACCGTCATGCTGTTGCGAAGCTTGGTAAACGAGTCTGCGACCGATGTTTCCATCTCATCGGCCAGTGCCTTGTTCTCGTCCCGGGTGCGGCGCAACCCTTCGTTCAGTGCCTCGACAGACAGCTTCCCGCTGGCGCCCAATTGCCGGATTTCAGCCTGGGTCCGGCCGGTAGCCTCGGCGATGCCTTCCACGATCGACGGAGTCGCGGCCATGATCGAGGCCCAGCCATCGGCTTCGACCTTGTTCTTCATCAACGCCTTGGACCACGCATCCATGGCGGTGGTGGCCTGGTCGGCGCGCGCGGCGTCGCGAACCAGCGCGTAGGAGAACGAGTCGGTGATGTCCAGGACGTCGGACGTGGTATAGCCGAGATCCCTGAGCGTGTCAGCCGTAGCCAGGTAGACCTCTTGAGCCTCGCTCAGCGCCCGGAAGGTGCCGTTGGCGGTCTGCAACAGGCGCTCCTGCACCATGGCGTACTCTTCGGCGCTGCTGGTGGCGTTCCGAATGCGCGAGGCCATCTGGCCGTACTGGTCGGAAAGTTCGATGACCGACTGGAGCGTCCGGAGCGAAAGGTAAGCAGCAACGACCCGGGTCAGCCCGCTGTATGCCGAGGTCTGGGCGCCGATCTGCTGGTTGGCCTGCCGCACAGCTCCCGCCACCCTGGTCATGCGGGTCTGCAACTTCCCAGCAGTCGCATCGGTCCGCTGCATGGAACCCTGCATGCTGTCCAGCGAGCGATCGGCGGCGTTCGCACCGTTGACGAGGCTGGAGGTATCCGCCTCGACGGTGTAGTAGATGCTGCCGACATTCTCAGCCATCAGGGTGCTCCTTTCGCCCGCGCCTTGCGCTTGGCCTCGATCTTGTCGAACCACTCCATCGTCGCGTCATGCTCTGCCGCGGTCGGGGCTCTGGCGCCCGGAGCGTTCGATTCGGTTGGGGGGTATTTCGCGCGCAGGGCGCCGATCAGGCCGGTCATGGTCATGGACCAAGCTTCGCGCTCGCTCAGCCCCAGGTGCGCTATCGCCGTCGCGACGTACTCCCGCGCAACGAATTCCCCCGAGTAGTTCGGCTCTTCGTCGTGGCGCCGGGGGAGTGGCGGAATCGCTCCTGTGACGCCGTGCTTCAGCAGGCAGCGCGCGAGAGGCACAAGGTGCTCGACGTCCGCAGTTCCTGGCCGGTAGACCAGGTCCTGGTCGTAGTAGCCAAACACGTCGGACAGGTCCTGCTCACTACAGGCCACCACCACGGCCAGGGCGTCCGCGAACTGGTCCGCCTGATGCTTCTCGGTGATCGGGTCGCTCATGACGCGCGCGAAGACGTCGACAATCTCGGCCGGCGTACCGAGCTGGGTCATGGCGTACAGGGACGGCCGCAGGAGAAAGAACTCCCCCGAGGCCGTGTGTACGCCTATCTCACCGATCTCGGTGAGGATCACGGTGCAGTAACGGTTACCGGAACGGTCACGCTCACCGACGGCCGCGCCGCACTGGTGATTTTCACCGTGGTGGTACCGACATCAACACCGGTCACCAGGCCGGTCGAGCTCACGGTGGCAATCTCCGGCGCCGCGCTTTCGTAGACCAGGCCAGGAGCCGCACCGGTCGGGGATACAGCGGCGGTCAGTTGCTGGGTGGCGCCTTCGGCGATCGAGACGGAGGTCGGCGAGACAGTGATGCCCTGCACCAGCGGGACAACCGTGACAGTTGCGGTATCGGTGACGCCCGGGGCGACGCTGGAAGCGGCGGTGATCGTGGCGGTACCGGCCGACAGAGCGCTCACCTCGCCGGTAACCGCGTTCACCGCGGCCACGGTCGGCGCACTGGAAGTCCAGCGCAGGCCTTGCGGAGCGCCAACAGGCAGCACGACGCCCTCGAAGTTGAAGCCTTCGCCAACGGTAAGCGAGAGGGTCTCCGGCACGACCTGAATGCTGGTCGGGTCCGGCGCATCCGCGTCGGGGGTATCCTCGACGATCAGGCCGAAGTCGGAAGCGGTCGCCGAAGCCTCGAAGCTGTAGGTGGTGACATCGTCGTACGGCGCGGAGCGACTGAGGTTGCTGATGAGCATGAATGCGGTGAAGGTCAGGTCCGGGAAGGTCATGCGCATCCAGACAACAGGCTGTCCGCCGGTCGCGTCCGGCTTCACGACATGCTTCGTCAGGTCGATCAGGTTCTGCGCGCCGGCACCGGAGGCCTTCACGGTACCGTCACCGGAAATGGTCAGCGTCTGGAAACTGGCCAGGTTCTCCCGCAGTGCGCCAACCGAGTCGGAATCAGTCGCGTCGATGGTGTCCCACTCGACGGTGAATTCCTTCGTGCGGAGCGACCCAAAACGGCGCCAGTCATTCTCCGCCGGCAGCGCATCGCCGCACCCGATGTAATACTCGAGCACGACGTCGCGGCCCGGAAATTTGAGCTTCTTGCAAGCCATGTCTGGCCTCCTGATTAATAGAGAATTTCAAGGTCCAGGCTGTACCAGGCCCGGTTTTCGGTGGTGTATCCAGGCCCGATCGGCTCGCCGATTGCCCGAACAGATGCGGCGCCACACGGGACGCTGTCACCAAGCGCTACCTGCGCCAGGGTCTCGATTGAGTTGCCGACGTCGACAACGTGTTTCCGGACGCCCTTCGGGCCGATGAGGATCACCTTGAACCGCAGGCGACGAATGTCGACCTGAGTCGGGGGGCCGCCGGTTTGCTGGATCGCCGCGATGAATGCCGAGTCGAGCGAGGGGTGGTCGACCCACATCCCGCGGCTGTACTGGTAGCCCTCGCCCAGGATCGAAGCCAGCCAGTCCTGGAAGGCGTCGTAGGGGGTCATACGCGGTAGGTCCTGCGGAGGATTGCCGGGATAGCTGGAATGATCTGGTCAAAGCCCTTCGTGAGAAATTCAGGCTCCGCATTCGGGTCCCAGTAGTTTCCCCGGCTAGGGTCGTTCTCGTCCCGTGGCTGGCCGGCGAGAATGCCTGGTGCTTCGTGGACTGCTGCTGCGTAGGAAGCGGTGTAACCGACGCTGCCCTCGACCCCGTTTGGGCCAACAGTGATCTGGGGGGCCGTTTGGCTGTTGACCAGAGTCGATGTGTCGATCGGCGTCATTGTCTGCGCCATTGCCGCTCCCTGGCTCAGCACCTCATAAACAGCGCGTTCGGAAACGCCGCCGGCAATGTTTTCGACAGCTACACGAAGATTCCGCCGGACGCGGTCGATGCCTCGAATTGCCATGTCAGGTCACCAGTAGAAAGTCCGGCTGCTCGCCGAAGAAGCTCATGTCCCAGTTCGTCACCGAGCGAATCTCTTCCCAGCCGTTGGAGCCGTCGAACTGGAGCAGGTCCAAGTACTTCGGCCGGCGGTCTTCGGTGTAGATCTGGTGGCGCGACACGAACTCGGCGCCGTTGTTATCGCGGACCTGCTCACCCTTCGCTACCCAGGTGCAGGCGATCTCGTACTCGGGACCGTAAACGGCCTCCTGCGTCGAAAGGTCGAAGTGCAGGAACGGCCGAACCGTCGCAGTGTTGGTGTAGCTCCAATTCGCTGTCGTGCTCATGAGTCACCACACATGCAGCCACCGCGCGCGATCCAAAGACCACCATGGGCGGTCTGGGTTGGGTTCGGGGGAATCAGCCCCGTCGCACATCCGTACTTGTCCAGGGCGTTCAGCAGGGCCAACTGCGCCTTCCAGCGATCAGCAAAGGCCTGGTAGCGAAACGATCGAGAAGCACCGGATGGGGCCGTCTGGCTGCTGATGTACTTGTCGGCCTGGGCCAGGGCGAATAGCGCCAGCAGGTAGGCCTGAATCAGCAGCGCGGTCGATGCCGGGTAATGGGCATCCAGGCAGTCCTGGATCTGCTGCAATTGCTCGATCCACGCCGCAAGGATGAAATCGGGCACGTTGTCGATGCCCTGGCTCTGCAGGTACTGCCGGGCCTGTTCAACTGTGATCATCACCACATCCCTCCAGTTGCTCGACCTGCAGGTTGCACAGACGGAGGAGGTGTCGTTGAAGAATCCGAAGCGTCATACCTTGGGCGTCTTGCGCAGCATCCACGGTGTTCCGGATAGCATCGCAGAGCCTGAAGTCATCGCTAGCCCGGAACGAGGCTGGGAACTCCATGGGAGCGGGCGGAGCCTTTGGAATTGCCGGGATGTCCGAGTCGATCAGATTTCCAAACATTTCATCCTCCAGAAGGAAGGGCCCCATTTCTGGGGCCAGAAACGACGAAGCCGCCCGCAGGCGGCCTCTCGTCACGCACCGGTCACTCGGTTTTCGGCGGTCGCCCTCGGCGTTTCTGCTCGACATCCGAACTTGCAGCCGGCGTAGCTGCTTCGAGGACAGAATCACCGCCGAGGGGGCGCACGTTGGGTTTCAGCGACGGGTGAAGGTGCTCCAGTTCCACCACGTCGCCCACGCTTACGCCATGCCAGGCGCGGGTCACTTCGTAGCGCACGTCGCTCTCCTTACGCCAGGTTGGCGCCGTAGATCACGCCGGACAGACCTTCGTCGTCCTTTTTCACCTGGATGCCCATGGCGCTCATGATCTGGAAGTTGTAGTTGACCTGCGGCAGCGGGCGCGGCAGCGGGATAACACCGGTAGCCATGCCGACCAGCGGGGATACCACGTCACGACGTCGCTGATAGCCCAGGAACTCGTTGCCCGACAGGGCGAAGGTCTGGCGAACCTCGCGCGCCGGGATGAACGGGGTGATCAACTGCAAAACAGTGCCGCCGCTCAGGATCGTGCTGCCACCGATTGCCACGGTTGCCGGTCGGTTCATGTTTCCCCAGATTTCCGGGGACGCCCACAGCACATCGTAGGCATCGACCTTGTTGTTGCGGGCGGCCTGGCCGAAAGCGCCGGTGGTGAAGAACGCAGCCAGTTGCTCCTGGGTGGCAGTGGTCAGGTCGATGTTCGCGCCGCCGGCGCCGGAGCCCAGGTTGACCTTGATGGTGTTGCGGTGATTGCGCAGCCCCTGAGCCGGGTAGTTCTCGACCTGGATGTTGGTGGCACCGTCCAGGGTGTAGGCAACGATCCGCTTGTTGAACTTGCGGAGCTTCGCAGCCTGCGAGTCCAGAACCAGGTCGATGCCGACGGTGTTCATGCCGGCGGCATGGCGCCAGTTGACACCGTAGCCGGCGGTGAATACCGGGATCGGGTCGCCGTCGGAGTTGTACTCGGTGTGATCGAAGGAGTACGGGGCCTGGCCATCGATGCTCACCGACACATCATCGGCGATGTCGCCGACCACGTTGTAGAGCTTGGCGGTCTTGCCGATCGGAAGCACGGTCTGCACCTGCAGGAGATCGTTGACGATCTCCATGCCGGTTTCCTGGTTGCGGTACTGGATGATCTGGGCGTCGACCTCGGCCCAGAACTCACGACCCAGGCCGGCGAGCGCGTTGCAAGCCAGCATTTCGGGGGTCATGGCGCCACGGTGGTGGGCGATCATCGCGGCGTTCTGGTTGTTCCAGATGTTGCGGTTGGCCTGCAACTCCTGGTAGTGGCCCATCAGGCGAGGATGAGCGGCGATTGCTTGCTGGGTGAGGAACATGTGTCCGTACTCCTATTAGGGCGCCGGGGCGGCGACACTGCCGACACGGAAGCGGATGCGGATGAAGTCGGTTTCGCCGGAGGCGATGACTGCATCGTCCTGGCTGTACCCGAGGACCGTGTCGGTATCGCTCGACGCGATGGCACCCTGGCCGCTGGTGCCGAGTTTGATCGGCGTGTCCTTCTTGTAGGTACCGGCCGGGCACAGCACGGCGAGTTCGCGACCCTCTTCGACGTAGTTGCCCACGGCCGAATGGCCGGCGGGAACCGCATCGCGGATGTTGAGTCCTTCGTGGTGAGCGCAGTCGATGACGTAGAGGCGGCCAACGCTGGCGCTTGCCTGGGCGAACAGGTCGCTGCCATTGATCACGGCGAACGTGCCGGGCAGGAGTGCCGCGGCGGTCTTGCGGGTTTCGGTCTTGAACAGCGACTTGCCGTCGATGTTCACGCGACGATAGCGAGACATGGCTTACTCCTTCGGCAGGTTGGCGATATCGGCGGTGAGTCCGCCTTTGTCGGTGGCAGCATTGGCGCCCAGCGGAGCGGATTCGCCGCACTGCTTGAACATTTCCTTGAGCGCGTCGCCGGCCAGGCTGTTGGCGATGACCTCGCCAAACTTGGCCTTGACCGCTTCGCGCATGCTGTCTTCCTCGGCGCGCTGGTTGGCGGTCAGCGTATCGGCCAGCGCCTTGTGATTGGCGACCAGGCCGTCGACCTTGTCGGCCAGGGGCTTGATGATGGTGTCCGCCAGTTCCTTGATGGCGCTAGAGGTGTTGGTGCCGATTTCCTTCACGATTTCGGCCTTTTCTTCGGGGGTCAGGGGCATGTCGCCCTCCTTCTCAGGTTGATCAGGCCGAGCCTGACGATGGGTGAAAATGTTCTTGATGCTGTTGGCCACCATGGCGACCCAGGACTCTTGCCGGACAACGGGCTGGCCGGACTCGTCGAAGACGATCTTCCCTGCCTCGACCTTGTAGCCGTACACCTCGGTCACACCGCCATTGCGGCTGATCACAGCCTGAGAGTCGGTGAAGTCGGCAACCCATGCGTACTGGTCAGGGCCGGGGGCGAATCGCTCCTTTGCGGCGCGATCGAGACGCTGCTCCCGCTCCCGATAGGACTCGCCAACCAAGGCGCCGGAGTTCGGCTGAAGCGGGACAGCCTGGTCCGCGTTCACCATGAGGCCGACGCCCTGCTCAGGAGTGGCCGCCCCTACTTCGTGCAGCAGGATCGCGTCGTGGTCCATGCTCTGGATGTCGGCGACCCACTCCGCGCCCTGGGCACGCTGGCTTTCGTTCGGCTCGATGCGGTTGAGGAATGCGGCAACGCTGGTATGGATCGGGGGGACGTCCTCCCCCTTCTCCAGCGCCTCGACGCGCTGCAACAGTTCACGACCGCCGTCCGTGGACTTGGCGAACTCGACGTCGACCCACTTCTCCATGTAGACCCGGTTACCCGACTTCTTCACGTTGCGGTTCCAAGCGCCGACGTGCCCGACGTTGATCCCTTCAGGGGAGAACGCCGAAACGAACTTCCCGTCGACCATCGGGTGTCCTAGCGGCGCGAGCGTTCCCTCCAGCCCTGGGTAGTGCTTATCGATCTGCTCGGCGGTGTAGAGACCACCGTTCATGATCACCCCGGCCGGCAGGGTGTAGCTCGGCAGAACCAGGTGTTCGCGCCCGTTGTAGGTCTCACGTCGAATACTGGCGCTGTTGACCTGGGTGGTGATGTTGACCTGCATGGGCATGGCTCAATCCTCTTTCGCCCAGGGCCCGCGCCCTTTGGCTTTCATGACTTGGTAGTTGCGGCGCGCACGCTCGACGATGGCCGGGACAACCGGGTTCCCTTCGTCATCGACCATGACCTCGACCTGGCTGCACTTGCAGTTGATCGAGTTTCCGTCTCGGCTGTACCAGTCCCTCACCTCATCCGAGGTGTAGAGCCTGGCGTGCCTGTCCGCGTGGGTGGCCCTAGTGCTGGGGGACAGGGCCGACATGTGCATCAGCTTTGACTGGACGCCGTAATCGGCCTCGGCAGCGTCTTTCTCGTCCCAGCGAGCCCTTCGGAGTGCGGTAGTGACCTCAGTGCGGGCGATGCGATGGCCTCGACGCGCCTCGATGCCGGTCTGGGCGGTCAGATCCCGTGCAATCTCCCGGGGATTCTTCCCGCGCCCCATGCCTTCGGCGAGGATGCGCGCCATGTCGGCCTTGACCTGGCCCGACAGCCCCTTCATTTCCTCGAACTCCCGAGCGCGAAGCAGCGCCATGCGCGCGCGGTAGGCGTCGGATCGGAGGAGCACATCCAGCGACTCCCGGCCAGCGCGATACGCCGGCGACTGCTGCGCCAGGTTGGCGTGGGTCTGCGCAGTCCCGCGGATGTAGGCAACCCCGACGTAGGACTCGAAGAACCAGAGGTCACGCTCCCCGCCCTCTTGCAGGATCTCGTCGACCATCAGGTTGGTGTCGGCGAAGATCGCGGAGAGAAGGGCCTGGTCGAGACGGTAGGTGTACTGCTCATTCACCACCGGCTGGGCCGGGATTCGGTCCAGGGCGGCCACGTAACCATCCCTGATCTTCCGCATGCGCCTGTCGAACTCGCGCATTGCGCTTCTTTCCAGGCGATCTACCCCGGTCGGGTCACTGCTGCTCGCCGGTAGGATCGGTGCGCGCGGCATCTTCATCCTCCGGTTCGGTGTCAGGTAGCGGATCACCACCCTCGAGCGGGTCGTAGCCAGCCTCTTCGCGTATTTCCTCCGTCGTGAACACGGGCTCGCCGGTGCCGATCGCGGCGCTGTTGATCTCGCTCATTGTCTTGGAGTTGGCCAAGCGCTCGGCCTTGGTCGGCACGGTGAGGTCATCCCAGATCGCGGTGAACTCGGCTTTCAGCGGAACCACGCCGATGCGCATCAGGTGCGCAAACAGGTCGTTGATCTCGAACGTCAGTTCTTGCACCCGGCGCGCTTGGCATCTGGCGTTGTGGTACTTCTGGTCCTCACTGCTCGCCCGCTCGCCGGTCTGCATGCCCACCAGAATCTTGGTCGGGATGTCGACGCCGGCGGCGGCGGTTTGCAGGTTGACGTTGTACGTAGGCCCAGGGTCCGAAACGGCGGACACCATCTGCGTGACGGTCGCACCCTGGGTTGGAAGCAGGACATCGTTGCCGCGGTTTAGCTGACGCGCCGCCTCGTTGAAGCGTTCGTTGAGCGCATCGAGCGTTACCCCGTAGGTGCTGGCGATCTCGCCGAGCTGAATATCCTTGTCGAAGTTCAGCAGGAGCTGGCGCGCGGCGTTCTTCAGGAACGATTCGCCACTGCCTCCCTCGACCTTCTCCAGGCTGATGAAGGAGTTGTAGGCAGGCTCCAGGAAGCCGATTGCATCGCCGGTCCAGTCTCCGAGGATAAACACCCGATCCGGATGGATATCCCGCACCAGGCCAGGGCGGCCGGCTTGGGAAGCCTCGGTGTATTCCCACATGGTGGGCTGCCCGTAGGTCTCGCTATCCGGCTTTTCGTCGAACGACTTCGGCTTAAGGCACCCAGCCCAGGCCGGGGTGACCTTCGCCAGGCCATTGACCTTGCCCGAAACAGGTCTATCCCAGGGCTGGCTGTCCCTTATGTGGAGGAGCAGCCCGGAATACCGACCCACCAAGCGGCGCCTGTCCGCTTCGGAGACAGCCCGCCAGAACCTGCCGCCTGCGATCAACGGCTTGTTCTTCCTCTCCCACTCGGTCTCGTCCTTGGAGCGGTCCTGATCGTCGCCCTCGATGACCTGCGGATTTGTCTTCCAGCACGTGGTGACGATTTTCTCGACCGCGCCATGGGCGATGCCGCCCCGCCGGTACATGGTGTACAGGTCGTTGAACGTGATTTCCTGGGGAAAACCGTACTCGCACCATGCCTGCGGCCGCTTGGCGTCATGGCCGATGCCCTGGTTCAGCAGGCTCATTCGCGCACGCGCGATGGCACTGCTCATCGCGTGATTGACCGCGAGGTCGAGTTTGTCAGTCATGGTCAGTCCGATTTCAGGATGAGGCCTGGCTTGTCCGTCTCGCGGACCAGTTCGACAGATGAGAGGTTGGGGTCACGCCAGACCATCGTCCCTTCGGCGCCAGCGTTCTCGACCGCCACGGTGCGGGCGCAGGACGTGCAGCGAGCACGGACCACCATGGAGCGGCTGGTTGCGCGCTCCTTGAGGATGAAGATGGCCATCAGCGGGCTCCGGGAAGAAGAATGCCAAGCGGCGCGGCTCCGCCCAATTCGGTCAAGGCGTAGACCATGGCATCCAGCCGGTCCGGCGACTTCTTCGCCGTCGCGGGGATGTACTCCATGAGCTGGTTCTCCAGCAGATACAGCGCGCCTTGGTGAGCCACCCTGCCTTGCTCGTACAGGGCGGATATCGGCTCAGCACGGGCGAACTTTCCCTTGTTGGCGTGGATTCGGATGATTCGCCCCTTGAAACCCGCGTTCTTCAGGGTCTCTTCCGCCATGTCGCCGCCTTGGTTCGTCTCAATAACGATCGCGTCGGCCTGGTGCTGCTCGTATGCAGCCATAGCCTTTTTCGCCCAACCGGCTGGTGAGTATTTCCCACTGTAATCGCCATCGACCGAGAACTGGCGGGAGTCACCAGCACCGTAGGAACTCGCCGCCACGATCCCAGTTTCGTCGCTCTCGTCGCTGTTGGTGGCCTGAGGATCGATGGCCACCACGCACCGCTTGCGGTCGGCCCTGATCTGCAATTGATGCGCTGCATTGATCAGTTGCTCGGTCCACAGCGCCCCCTCAGCGTTGAACCGCCGAGGTTTCTGCATGTACTGGGCTTCTGCGGTGCGTCGATGCGAGAAAAGCGCTGTGCGGTGGCTCTCGTTGTGCTTGAAGGGCCATAGCCAGCCATCCGGAAGACCATGCTCGATCGGGATTCCGTGAGTGTTTTCCGCTGGGTACGGCTCGCTGTTGTCGATGATCACTGGCAGGTTGAGGTGATGCCACATCTCCCCTGACCCGCCTCGCAGAAGGTAGCCGCTCAGGTCGTGGTAATGGATCCTCTGCATGATGACGATCATCGGCGTCGTTTCCAGCGCCAGGCGGGACTTGATCGTCTCGTTGAATCGGCTATTTACGCCGTCACGAACAGTCTCGCTGTATGCATCGTCCGGTTTTACCGGATCGTCGATGATCAGCGCGCCCTGCCATCCAGGCTCCATGTGGCCGGCGCGAAACCCTGTCACCTGGCCGGCGGCGGACGATGCATAAACCCCGCCGCCATGCTCAGTCCACCACATGGCCTTGCTGTCGGCGTCATCTCGCAGCGACATAGGCCACATGGCCTGATACGCCGAGGACTTCACCATACCGCGCGCCGTACTGGAGTTCAGTAGGGCCAGATTGTGCGAGTAGGACAGGTGCATGAACCTGGCGCGGTTGTTCATCGCCAGGCCGCGCCCGATCATGTTGATCGTCGCCAGCTCGGTCTTTGTGTATCCAGGAGGCACGTTGATGATCAGGCGCTGGATCTCACCATCCACCACCCTGTCCAGCGTCTCCTGGATCACGCGGTGATGCGGCGCGACGATCATCTTCGAACCCATGCGCTGCTTGAAGAAGTAGCGCGCGAAGTAAAGGCCGTCCGCCTCGCACTCTACCTTTCGAGCAAGGGTGATGGGGTCAGCAATCATCTTCCGCGAGCATCTCTCGGCGAGCCTGCATGTAGTCCTCCTTGGTCAATGTGGCAACTGCCAGAGGACCACCATCAGGACCAGACACTTCATGCTTCGTCGCAGACTCCCATCCCTGCATCTTTGCCAGTTGCTGGATGGCCTGCAAAGGGCTATGGGTCTTGATCCGAATGCCATCCTTCGTAGCAGCCAGTTCAGAGATTGCGGCCATCTTCTGCGGGTCTTGCAGGACGGAATCTTTGATCTTCCATGCCGCCTGGATGACGGGCTGGCCATCCTGCTCACCGATCTCGTAGGAGCCGAACTCCACCAGGTCAGCCAGATCGGTACGGGCGAATCTGGAAAGACGCTCCAGGGCCTCCTGACGGGTCATCACCGCATCGGTAACGGCGCTGGCATTCAGTTCTGCCATTCTTGCGGCAATCTTGGGGTTATCGATCAACTCTTTTGCCGTACGATTTACGGTCTCAGGCTTCATGTTCTTGGCGTCGTAGCTGAGCCTGTACGCCTCACTGGCATTCCCCGTCTTCAGGTATGCCAGGCAAAAGGCTTCCTGTTTGGGTGTCAGCGCCATGAGAGGTCTCCACCGAATATCTGCCGGCGCCGGGACCAGGCGTAAAGTACGAGCCCAGCATGGAGGATCACCGAAAATGGATTAACCGGTGCGCCCTTCATGATTCCGTACAGGATTCCGAATGCACCACCAGCCACCAAGTAGAAGGAGATACCCAATAGCGGCTGCCCAGACAACTGGACTGTGCGCAGGAACTCCAGCGCAGCTACAACGACAAGCACACACAGCAGCGCATCCAGCGCCGCCAGAATCGAAATGATCATGATCAGGTTCCTCTCGTAGGAAGGAACCGCTCTGTGATTGCCGTTACTGCCGCCTTCAGGCCGGGGATGATATTCATCGCCAGCAAACCAATGGTGAATGCGACACCACTCAGAAATGCGTCATCGAGTGGAATCTCGTACTCACGCGAAAGCCATGCGGCAACCGGAGCAGTCCAATAGGTTGAGCACCCGAATCCGGTTGCTACAGCGAGCGCAGCTTGCCAGCGGTTCAGGCCGCTCAGGAATCCAAGGGACAGAATCGACCCCCAGAACCCGGCAATAGCGACGCTGTACTTGGCGAAGAGACCTCCGCCAACGGTCGTCATCGGGTCCATTTGCTTACTCCAGATGCAGAAAAGCCCAGGTCATTGCCTGGGCCTTGTAGTGTGGTGCCGGCAGCAGGAGTCGAACCCGCAACCCTCTGATTACAAATCAGCAGCGCTCCCTGTTGCGCCATACCGGCTTATTGGCTGACGCGGATGGGATCGAACCATCGACCAGTCGGGTAACAGCCGACCGCTCTACCTCTGAGCTACACGTCATTGAATCGAGTTTGGAGCGGCTCGCGGGACTTGAACCCGCAACATCTGACTTGGAAGGACAGTGCTCTGCCGGTTGAGCTAGAGCCGCGGAATAGGTGCCGGACTAGCCGGCGTCACGCCCGCAGAGCAAGGAGCCGAGGCTTTCGCCTTGATCACCAGTGGTGACCCTTGCCTTCTTCTGCCGCATGCGTGATTTGGAGTGGCCGGTGCTGGTCTCCGGCTTGATTGAGAGTCCATCTCGCCACTCTCGGGCTATCCCGATAATCCCCAGCCGACTCATGCTGGTCTGGACTAGCGCATCAGCACTGCGCATTCACTCCGTGCCGGGCTTCCACCGGCACCCACTTCACTTTAACGCCTGCGTGTCCAAGGCGATCCCGGCCGCGTAGTCGCAACCCAGAAGGATTCAGATCAGCACTACTACCGCTCCAACCAGGAGCAGCAGGACCAGCGCGCAACCGCCGATACCCTTGAGCAGCCAAACATCTTTCGATTCAGCAGACATTGCAGAACTCCGCAGATGGATGGAAACAAAAAGCCCCGGCAGATGCCAGGGCCTCAAAGCCACCAATCCTCAAACGCGCAAGATCAGCAGGATGGGAAAAGTTTGTTGCATTGTTGCGCCACTGTCAAGCCACATCTGCAATCAAAATGCCTTCTCTTCGAAGAATATTCTCAGAATCATTAAGTGCCTCGTTGATCATTTCATCCAGGGTTCGCTCGACACCTTTCTTCCACCTCCAGTAGGTAGTCCTGTTCAACCCCTGGGAATCCCAAGAGTTGATGTCATAGAACTGCTGAGGCAGGACGATCATGTCACTGGAACGCTTCCCATCGACTCCCTTCAACTGCGGGATCGCCCAGGCAGTTACGGCCTTCATCACGAACAATTGAGGCGCGTGGCTCGCGATCACCGGCACAAGCGCACCGATAGCCTCAACCTTCTTGGCCTTGTGAGTGCTGTACTTGGCCACAAGCGCATTCCAGTGCCGCGGCTTGAGCTGGCTGTGCAGCCTGGCGTGCACCCAGCAATCAGCGTCGATGCGCTTGATGCCCGAAGTGTTCGAGCCCCTGATCAGCCCAGCTAAACCCTCGCTCTCTGCATACCCTGGCTGGTAGAGCTTCTGCCAGGCTTGCTTTGCAGTGTTGTCGATGGTTTCCGCCGCCAGGGCAGAGACGACTGCCGACCGAATGCTGGTGTAGATCATGCTTCCCCCTTAATCAGCCCATATTCACGAAGGATTGCCCATTGCTGGGCGATGTATTCGGCTAGCGTCATGCAGGTTTCGCTTGCTTGCTGAACGCGAAGCCGAGGATGAAGGCCTGAACCATGAACGACGAAGCAGCGAGAAGCGGATGGCCACTGAAGATCAGCGCATAGAGGTAGAAAACTGAAGGCGGGATTCTGATCCATACCTCCTTGCGAATTTTCTCTGCGACGTCGTATTTGACCTGACCGGTGAGAACGACAATCCAGGACAGCACATTGAGGGCGGCGCACACGTAGAAGGCGAACTGCGACAACTGCACCACTCCCGAGATCAGGGAGAAGCTCAGCGCTAGGCTGATAACGATCGAAATGATGGTTTGCATTAGGCGGTCTTCCTCTTCAGTTCTCGCACCCAGGCCCGGAACTTGGCCTTCAGCGCTTTGATTTCTTCGATGGTCAGTTTCAGGGGATCATGAGGGCCTTCCAGCCACTCCACGTTCTCGGCGCCGATCTTGCGCACCAGGTTGATCCGGTAGTTCACGATGTCGCCTGACTTGTGGTTGTTGCATGGGGCGCATTGTTTGTTCACGTTGAGCGGCTCGAAGCGCAGTTCAGGGCTGGCGGCAACCGTGCGGTAGTGCCCGGCGTGGTACTGCCCATCGTGGTGGCGGCCACAACTGATGCACGGCTGGTCGGCGTCGCGCAGGCGAATGAATTCGTTGAACGCCTGCTGAGCCTCTCGCAGGTGATCCGCCCTGCTCTTCAGCCTCTCCTTCCGAACCTTGATCTCCCTCCGCTCGCGGTCAGCGATGGCCTTCCGCGCCGGCTTGGCGTGCTTGTCCTTGATGGCCAGGGCGCAGGCTGGGGAGCAGACCTTCTGACCAAGACGCATCGGGTGCGGCGTGAAGGTCTCCCGGCAGGCTGGGTTATCGCACTTGCGGGGCTTGGGCTGGCTGGCAGGAAGGCTCACTGAGGCTCGCTCCCGGCACGCATTGCGCGCATCTTGTCCCGCTTAATGATCGCCGTGCAGGATGCGTGACCGTGGAAGCACTCATCGGGCATACCCTTCGGGTCTGAGCAGCAGCAGTCAGAGCAAATCCAGCCGCACTCGCCGCACGCAGCGCTGTCGGTCCACTGGCGCATTACATCGTTCATCGATTCGATGTGGTTTTCTAGCTCGCCAGCAGGCACAACGGTTACGGTCACGATGGTCACGCTTCCACCTCCTTCGCCTTCTGCTGCTCGGGCTGGAAGTCGCCCTTGAGCGGCATCAGGTGGCGCTCCAGCTTTACTCCGATCTGAACGCCGTCCGTAACGGACCAGCCGGAATGCTGAGACTCAGGGTTCAGGTAGTAGTGAGTACCGTCCTTAGCAACGTGGTAGAGACCACCTGGATTCACCCATCTGCGAACCTCTACCTGCTGCCCTAGGAAAAGATCGCCGCCTACTACAAGAGCGAGATCGCCCGACTTGAACTTGCTCATGCGTGATCCTCCTTCCCATCGCGATAGGCCGTGATTTGCTCGCGGTACTGAGCAATTTGCCTATTGAGGTCGGACACCTCCTCATGCCACCTCTCGCGAATCCCGTTGATATCGCTATTCAGAGCGTCGATAGCCCCCTGGAAGGCTGATCTGATCGCATTGACCCCATCAATGTCAGAAGAGGCATTTCGGCATCCGACAATCTTGGTGGCGGTGTCCTCATCGAGCATGGTGGCAACACATGACCCAAGCGCATCTCTGATTTCGATGACCCGCGTCCCGCATTGGCTTTGAAAGGCTGAGATACTCCATGGAGCCGGATAGATATTCATGCGGCCTCCTGCATCATCAGAGGCCACCCTTGCTCGGCGGCCCACGCTTCGATCTTTGTCATGTAGATTGCGAACTCGTCGACGCTCAGCTTCGTGGTACTGATGCCGCGTAGCTCGGTCGAGCCGTCCGGCAACTTCACGTCCTCGCAGCCGATGAACCAGCGCTTGAACTGTTCGTGCCAGACCTGATCGTCGAATTGGCGGTTGTCGACCCAGGCAACGGCGGCCAGCTCGCGCAGAAGGGACCAGTAGCGTTTGTTCTGTTCGATCGAGCGCTTTGACTTGAGCGGGCGAAGGACAAGCTCGTAGCCACCCTGTGCTTCTTTCATCAGCCCCTGGATGAGGTTCCAGGCCGCGACGAAAGCCGGACGGATGCCGGCAGCGCCTTGGATGCGGAAAGTGCGGTCAGCCATTGCTTTCCCTCCGCTCACAGTTCTTGCACCGTTGCCAGCTACCAGCCGAGAACATCGGCGCCTTGTCGGTAGTAACCGCATCCGCACCACAGAGAGCTACCCAGTACTTTTCGCGCCCATGCGGACCGATGGTGTCGGCAAAGACAAGCTCGAAGCGGTGGGCCTTGTTTCCGCAGAACGGCGCCTTGCCCCAGCCTTTCCTTCCCGGGAGCGGACCGTCCGCAACCTGAGCACCAGGCTCGTCGAGGAGTTCGAAGAAGTCAGCCACAGCACACCCCCAAGTTCTCAATCATCACGTCATTGCGCGCAGTGCAGACGGCTTCTGTTACCGGATCGCAGTCGTACACACCGATCAGTTCGCCGTTTACGATCTCGCCGTCGCGGCATTGCTGTTCGGCCTCGCGCCATGTATTGGCCTCAACTTGCCGACCGTAGGTGCGCAGGCCTTCCATGCGCAGGAGTTCGAAGGTCTTCATTTCGCAGCCCTCTTGGCCTGGTACTGCGCCTGCCGGATCTTGCTGCACTTCACGTGGTTTCCATGGGCCCTGGACTTTCCGCAGATGTCGCAGGCGCTCGGCAGTTGCAGGCCTTCGGTTGTGATCTTTCCGTTGTTCGGCTTAGTCATGTCGAATCTCCGAGCGCTTCGAAGGCCAGTCGAACCGAACAGCAATACCGCCGTTCTCGCGCAGACGGTCTACGCATCGTTCGCCAAGGGCACCTGGTAGTTCCTCAGCCTTAAGGTTCGAAATCACGATGGTCGGCATCAGATTTTGATAGCGCCCATCGATCACGCTAAAGAGAGTCGCAAGCTCGAAGTCTGTCGGCTTCGTTGCTCCAACCTCGTCGATGATCAGAAGTGATGGTGCGCAGAGGGCCTCGAATGCTTGGGATTCGGTGTACTCAGAATCTCGATCAAAGCTTCCCTTAACGAACTGGAGGATTGCGCTGACAGTGCGGTATGCAGCCGTCACAGATGAGCTATTGCAGACGACATGGCCGGCAATTGCTGTCGCCAAATGCGTCTTCCCGGTTCCAGGCATGCCAAGCAGCAGAAGGCAACGACCCAGACGCTTATTCTCAGCGAAGTCATCAGCGTACTGTCGGCAGACCTTCAACGCTTTTCGCTGACCATCGTTCTGAGCGAGGTATGAGTCGAACGTGCGGCCCTGGAAACGCGGAGGGATCATTACGCCAGCGAGCCGGCGCTCCATGCGCTCACGCTCGTTTCGGCGCCACATCTCGGCTTGCTCATCACGCAGCTTTTCGGCTTCGAGTTCCCGTGAGCACTCAGGGCATCCAGTCGGCTTGTCAGAGTTGCGACGGAAAACAGCCGCGTACTCTCCATGTTTTTCGCACTTTGCAGGAGTCTTGGAGACGATCCCGAAACGGCGCTCCAGATCGCACACCTCAAGATTTAGGGCGTTAGAAGCCATAGGTGCCGTCCTCCCGCTCGATCAAGCCTGCGGTGTAGTCGCGATCAGCAAACCCGTGGTGGCGGCTGCTTGGTAGGTGGTGGACATTGCCGCGCGGAAGGTCAATCTCATCCTCCCAGCGCTTCCCGTTGAGCCATGTCGATGCATGCGGGATGAACTGCCCGTTGTCCTTGGTCCAACTGGGCAACTGCCGGTGCCTGGCCAGGGCGCTGACGATCGTGTCAAACAGGTCGGCAGTGAGCTTCAGCTTCGCCCACGCCTTCTCGGCCTTGTCCTTCCCTACCTTTCGCGGATACAGCTTCCAGAACCGCGAGAACATCTCTGCGCGGTCAACCGGAGCTTGCGACGGGTTGAGGGAATCAGGAATCAGGAATCCGGAATCAAGAGAGAGGGAATCAGCAGGGAAAGAACTGTGCGAGTCCGGTGCTTGCACGGTGCTTTCCTCATTCTTTCCCTTGCATGCGTCTACCTCGGGCATTTCAGGGATGATGCTCTTGGCTTCCTTGACGTGCGGATTCTGGTGTTTCGACCAGTTGATGATCTGAATGGCCTTCACGTCGCCCACGGTGTAGCGCTTGATGAACCCCAAGTGATCAAGGTCATCGAGCATTCGGTCCATGTCGACATTGTCAGCCGGGAACAAGGCCATTTTCAGTCGGCGCGGGCGATCTTCGAGGCGACCCTCCCGGTCAGCCTCGGTCCAAAGGCCGATGAACAGGAGGCGAGTTGCAAAGTCCAGCTCCACCAGATGCTCGTTCGAAAAGAACCCTGGCTTGATGTTTCTTGAACGGGCCATCATTGGACCTCCAGGTTGTACTGCGCCCACAAGCCGGCCACCCAGGTGACGCCCTTAGGGGTAAATTTGGCTTGATTGAAGGCGTGACCGCTGTCGCTTGTGCCGGTCTTGACGGCGAAGCGTCCAGCGTCGATATGGTTCTGGTATGCCTGCCACTCGCCGCCCATGCGATACATGATCTTCTTGTCGAGCAAGAACTCACGGAATCGGGCCTCATTGGCCCTCAGCAGCTTGGCGGTTTGGCGAAAGCCCTTGAGCCCGGTGGATTCGACATACTTGTCGACAAACTCTGCTTTGGGCGCAGCAATCGCCAGTGCTTGCTGGGCCACCTGTTTCTGCTCCACCTCATCCGCCCAAGCGCGGGCTGCCACTACTGGGTTGGTGAAGTCTGGGAGCGTGGCAATAACACGAGGGGCCTCGAAGGACTTCAGTTTGGCCAATACCGTTCGGCGAACCGACTTAGATTCGCGCATCCCTACCAGCACGCACTGGTCAAGAGTCAGGTCGTAGGCGGCGACCTGGTTGCCATGGAAGGGGGTGTAATATTTTTGCACCCCCTCAAGTTCATCACCCAACTCGTCTTCGACACGAGCAAGAAACTGATCATTCCTGACCCTGGGCTCCCCAGCATCCGCGCGGGCATCATTGATGAGATCGCGCAGCTTGAGGGTGCTCATTTTGCGTGCCACGAAGTCGTGGTTCGCATTTTTCGGAACGACGGTTTCGGTATTGCCGTGGATAATCTGATGCATTAGAGTTACCTCATCTGATGTAGCAATGAGCCGGGCCGCAATCCCGGCTTTTTTGTGCCCGGCGTTCGGCGCCCCTCAATCCCACCCCAACGGACCAGGCCGCTTCTTTTCGGCCTGAAGGCCAAGCTCGGCCAGGGTCTTGAGCGCCTGGATGTACTCAGATGGATGGCACTGAGCCGACATCGGGACGACCTGAAGCTCCAGCAGCGCAAGCACCTTGCACCACCGCTCTATCTCGCCCTCTTTCCAACGACTGACAGTCGATTCGCTCACGCCGATTGCGTCGGCGACGGTCTTCTGTCCCACCGACAAAAGTCGGTTGAGGATCAGGGACTCGAACTCCCGTGCCCTTGCATCGCGCTCGGCGTTTAATTGGCTGGCTGTCATGTCAGGCGGCCTTCTGATCAGCCTTCAGCTTGTTTTTGCTGATGACTTGAAGCTGGTACTGGCGGCCTACGGGGATCGACTCTCCCCACTGAGTGACAGCGCTCGGCCGGATGCCCAGGGCCTCAGCGAGCTTCTTTTTGGAGCCAAAATGCTGGATGGCTTCGTTCATGTTCATTGCGCGTCCTCGCGTAGCAATGAACTAATTTCAGCACACTGAAATGATGTTCGCAACAGGCATCCGAATTTTGCACCCACTTAAATTAAGCTGCCTTAACATCGTCGGATGAACAGAAACGAACGAATCGCGCGAGCCATCCAGCTCAGCGGGAAAACGAAAAGTGAAATCGCTAAGCTTTGCGACGTCGCACCCTCAGCCGTCACTCAGTGGATTAATGGCGACAGCAAGAGCCTCAAGGCGGAAAGCGCCTTCGCCCTTGCGAAAGCCACCGGCTTCCGCGCGGAGTGGATAACGCTTGGGTCTGGACCAGAGCGCGCCATTGACGCAGGGCCCGACCACAACCAGGGCGAACTGGTCGGCTTAGTCTCTGCTTGGGATGCAGACACGCCTCTTGAGGATGACGAAGTAGAACTGCCGTACTACTCTGAGGTGGAACTTGCCGCAGGGAACGGTATGACGGAAGTCGTTGAAATAGCTGACAGAAAGCTTCGGTTCTCAAAGGACACGCTTAGGTCAGCAGGCGTAGAGCCGGAATGTGCCGCAGTGGCCCGAGTTCGTGGGCGATCCATGGAGAGGCTGATCCTCGATGGCGCCGCTATCGGATTCGACACCAGCTTTACACACATCGTCGACGGTGAAATCTACGCCTTCAATCAGGATGGAATGCTTCGCGTCAAGTACCTCTATTCGATGCCTGGGAACTCAGTCCGCATCAGAAGCGAAAACAGCGACGAGTACCCAGACGAGATACTGACAGCCGAGCAGTTCGGCCAGATTGCAATGCTTGGGCGCGTGTTCTGGTGGTCCACGGTACGGCGAGCCCCTCGCAGATAGAATTTCGGTAATCCCTACAAGGCCCGCATAGCGCGGGCTTTTTTGTTCCCGGCAATCCCGCCAACTTCAGCAAACTGAAAATATTTTCTTCAGTAGGCTTGACTATGCATTTCAGCGCGCTTAAATTTCACCTCAACGGCCCAGCAACGCATCGCTGGCCCAGGCCACCGAGCCGACCGCTCTTTAACAACCAGGCATGAGCCAACAGGCGCCAGTAACGCTTCTGCAATCGGGCATCGTTTGCGGAGGTAGGCAAGTGAGACCTGTTGGACGGTACGAAATGCGCAATGCGCTCACCACCGGCTACCGGCGTGAGGGTTTGCGAGTAAAACCAAGATTTCTCAGATGCGCTTGGAGACAGGCGCATCGAGGAAGTCAAGAACCTACCATAGGGAATAGGATTCCCTCGTATGCAGGGCTGCAAGGGGTTAAGCTCACCCGTCACGCAGCTAGGCATGGAGGATGAGCTTTGCACATACTTATTATCCCGTCGTGGTATCCAGCGTATCCAGGCGATATCAACGGAAGCTTTTTCAAGGAGCAGGCTGAAGCGTTAGCAAAGCACGGATGCAAGGTTGGAGTTATCTACCCTCAGCTCCGATCCTTGAGGAACTGGCGTGAAGTGTTGAAAGGCGAATCCGGTCTTTCTCACGAAGTCGAGAACGGGATTCCTACATACAGATGGCACGGCGTGAACTGGTTCCCGAGGATAGCCAAGCTGAACGGGTGGCTATGGGAGCTACACGGAGCAAAGCTGTACGAAAAGTACGTTGATGAGCACGGTAAGCCGGACATAATCCATGCCCACTCGCTACTTTACGCTGGGCACCTGGCCAGCAAGATTTCAGAAAAATCAGGAATCCCGTTCGTTGTTACTGAGCACAGTTCTGCTTATGCAAGGGGGCTGTATAACAAATCACAAATAGCACTTGCTCAGACTGTAGCCCCAAAGGCTGGAGCAAGGATCGCAGTAAGCACTGAGTTCACTAAGCTTTTGAGCAAGCTATTCACTTGCGAGAACAATGATTGGGAGTACATTCCAAACATTGTCAATCAAGACTTCTTTGACAGAAGTCTTGATCAGAAGAATGAAGATGAAGACAGTTTCGTTTTCTTGAATGTAGCTATGCTTGACAGGAACAAAGATCAGGCAACCCTTCTAAAGGCCTTCTCAAAAGCATACGCCAACAACGATAAACTTCGCCTCAGAATAGGAGGAGACGGGCCTTGCCGAGAGGAGCTAGAGAGCCTATCAGAGGAACTAGGTATATCAGATAGTGTAACGTTCCTTGGAAAGCTGAGCCGATCCCAGGTAATTGACGAAATCCAAGCATCAGATGCTTTTGTCCTTTCAAGCATATATGAAACGTTTGGCGTTGTCGTGGTTGAGGCAATGGCACTTGGCAAACCGGTAATATCGACCTCCTGCGGAGGTCCAGAGTCAATAGTTTCTAAGGATACTGGTATTCTGGTACCTACCAGAGACGCAGATAAACTCGGCCACGCCATGATTTCACTATTCCATAATCGAAATAAGTACGATCAGTCATCCATAAGGAAATACTGCTACAGCAGATTCAGTGAGGAATCAGTTGTCAACTCACTCAAGGGCGTCTATAAGAGCCTGGTTAAGACGTGATCGTCTGAATCCATATTTACCGAATTGAGCCCGCTACTAGCGGGCTTTTTCATGCCGATTATAAGCCAAGAACGCTAACGCGGGAGAAACACCGATTTCACTGGCTGGCCCTCGACCGAGGGCCAGACGGGAAGTCAACACGCGAGGTACTTATGAAGACGGCCAAGCCCATGCCTTCCATCGATCGGCTTCGTGAGCTTCTGGAAGTAAGTGAGGATTCAGCAAGCGGCCTTCGATGGCTGACAACATCAAAGAAGGTGAGGGCCGGCGCCACGGCTGGCTCTGTTCGGAGTGATGGCTATTGGCGGGTGTTCATCGACGGACAGCGCTACATGACCCATCGAATCGTCTATGCGATGTCAGTCGGCGAAATACCTTACGGGATGCAGGTTGATCATGCAGACATGAATCCAGGCAACAACCGGCCTGAGAATCTTCGCCTCGTATCCGCGTCGGAAAACCAATGGAACACCGGCGGAAGCCGCGTAAAGGCTTCAGGCCTTCCAAAAAACATCTCAAGGCACGCAGCAGGCTACCAGGTGCAGATCAAGCGGTTTGGGAAGTCGTACAACTTCTGGTCAAGAGATCTTGCCGAGTGTGTTTCCTGGCTTGAGAAAAAACGGGACGAACTGCATGGGCAATTCTCCAGACCTTGCAGGCCAACCATTTGAGGGCAAGACGATGAACCAAGACCAAGCCTATCTGCTGAGCCAGTCCTATTGCTTCCAAATGGGTTTTCAAGACTTTCGCGGTGGCGAGCAATTTGACAGCAGGCGGAATGCCGAATGGCAACGCGGCTGGCGTTGGGCGAACGCAAAAAGCGTGTCTCGCTCGAAATAACCACCCCGCCCCGGTTCGCCGGGCATCACCGAGGAAAGGACATGGCATACGCAGTTCAGCGCCAGTGGGGAAAGTTCGGCCGCGACTACCTGCACGCATGGGACGAGGAGTTCGGAACCTCCTGCATGGGCTCCATCAAGCTCGCGATGAAGTTCAACACCAAGGAAGAGGCCGATCAGGCAGCAGCAAAGGCTCAGCGCGATTGCAAAGGCTTCGATGGCCAGCCGGCGCGCTGCATCTTCAGCGCCGTTTCGGTTTAACCCGCCGCCCTGTCGGTAGCAGGGCATCACCAGCACCAATCCATCCGGCTAGCAGCGGGATGCAATCCATTTGCCCTGATACGGGAAGAGAGGAAGACATGTGCAACTGTCACAGCGAGTCGGAACAGCGCCTGAGGGAACACGTACAGCAGCAGCTTCCCACTGGCGCTACCGACCTAACCGTTGAGCTTCAAGGATACGTGTTCGGACTAGGTGGGAGCGAAGGCGTAAGCCATCGTGCCGCATGCCCGGTGGAGATCCAGTTCCAGGCACCAAAGAAGTCGGGAGGCATGAAGAACGTGAAGCAGAAGAGCTTCCTTCGCGCCTCCTACTGCCCATTTTGCGGCGAGAAATACGACAAGTAGTCACCGCCCGCGCCTGCTGGGCTCCCCAAAGCAGGCCCGATCCACCTGGCCCCCATACAGCCAATCACAAGCCCCAAGGGCAAGAGAGGAATCCATGCCAGACCTTGGCGAGTTCGCAGCGCTGTTCGTTGTGCTGTTTCTGACTATGTATTGGTGAGGTGAGAGATGGACGATTGGATCAGGGTAGAAGATCGCATGCCGACGCCAAACAAAACGGTACTGGCTTATCGCAAAGGGAAGAAATGTTCACATGGCCCATTCTTCGCGGTCGCAAAGAATCGTGAGCATCATCCATGGCAGTACCTCGACGGCTCAACCTGTTACATGAACATCACCCACTGGATGCCCCTACCCGAACCACCGCAAGACGCCTGACAGGCAGGAGAACAGAATGAGCAAGCAGTCGTACACGCCAGGGCCATGGGACTACTGGTCTGGCTACAACCCAGTCGATGAGCTTGAGGCTCAGATAACAACCGAAGACGGCGATATTGTGATTGCTAGTTACAATCGCCAAATCCCGGAGGGCGAAGCGAATGCCAAATTATTGGCTGCTGCGCCCGACCTGCTTGAGGCACTTACTGAGGCAGCAGAGATTCTTTGGGGTCTTGGTCAAATAGGGTCTTCTCCAACCGCTTTGGAAAAGTCGGCTGAGTTCAAATCGCTGATAGCCAAGGCCACCGCCTAACCGCGCCCTTGCGCATACACACACTGGAGGCGACATGAGCGAGTGGATCAGTCTCAAAAAGGAGCGTCCGGGCGATGAGCATGATGGGCGCTACCTGATTATTTACACATGGAGCAGCGCAAGGCTCAACTTCATCGTTGAGGCCGACATCTGGCTTGGCAGTCAATTCGAATTTTGGGGAGACAAGGTATCCCACTGGATGTTGCTACCTGAGCCGCCAGACGCCTGACTTCCCCGGCAAGGACGCCACCCTTCAATGGGGATGCTCTACGGAGTGTTCGGCCAGACCAGAAATGGATGCTCGACAGTACGGGTAAAGAAGCAGCCGTATCCCGGCCATCCCCACCCTACCCCTCTTGGCCCGGCAAGTCCGGGCATTTTTTCGCCAAGGAATCGACATGCTTCTGATCATCCTGATCGGGATCACGCTTTCATTTGCGCTGCCGGAATCGGCGCAACCTGAATGGCGTACCCGAACCGCTGGGAGGCCGATGCGTCGGCATTGGTTAGGGCGATGCACCACCGGGGAGCCAAATGCAATCCGGTGCATCGCTTCCCGCCAAAAACAAAACGCCAATCAGAAAGCCCGGCGCAGACGTTGCCGGGCTTTCACTTTCCATCGCCTGTATGCGCATGCGCCCTGAACGAATCGTCTTCGGGAGCGGGGCTTATGACGAGGCCTACGTCTCTTAGGGCGCAGCCGCATGCACGCGAACGCGAGGTGAGACATGAAAGAACTCGGATACGAGGAAGGTTCTATCTGCAACCGTGATGGATGCGAGGGCGTGATTGAGCTGGAGAAGGTCGAGAATTGCAGTTGCCATATTAGTCCGCCGTGCGCAGCGCATACGAGCGCGGACATGTGCTGTCCTGAATGCGGTTGGCGCGCGGCGGACGATCCGCTCTGTGTACGCGAGATTCACACCATTACCCTCGACGTTGCTGGTCGGGGGGCTTTCCTTGAAAGCAAACCTCGCGTGCTTGATCCAACCAAAATCGACTGGACATGGGAACCGCATTCGGGCGCGTCAATGATCAAGAAGGGAGTTTTCCCCATCGGCACTTCGCGCGCCGAGGTTGAAAAAGCCGTGATCGGGACGTTTGGCGGACGCTTCGAGTACTTCAACGAAGAGAAAGGCCAGTTCAAGTACATCGCCTACACCGACTGAGGTGAGACATGAACACCGCATTGAAATACGCCCAGTCGCTACATGACGACGCGACTCCTGACGACACCCCTCCCGCCGCTAACTCCGATGAGTTCTGCGACTGGGCAGAGCACGCAGTCAACGATCTGCGGTGCGGCATGGACGTGAAGATCGAAACCATGCGCGAGCGCGTAGTGGTCTTCGCCAGCACTCTGACCGAACGGGTACAGGCCGAACTGCTGAAGCTCGTCCAGGCTGACGAAGAATGCTGGCTGGCTCAGATGTTCCAGGCCGCCGAAGACGAGTTCACCTCTACCGCCCGCGAGTGCGCGGCAAACCTTGAGCATCACCAGGGAATCACTGAACGCATCGCGCTCGGACTCCTGAAGCCGCACGCGGACCTGGTGCTGGAAATGATCGCAGAACAGAACATGGAGGATGCAGCATGAGCAAGCCAAAGTTGCAGTGCTACGGATGGGATGCTGTTCGTTTGTCTGGCTGCTCAATTGAACACCTACAGCAACTTCGTGAATTCGTTGAGTTGGAGCACAAGAACCCGCTGGATGCAAAGGGCCACCCATTAGAGGGAGGCCTTCCAACCATTCACATATTCAACAAGGCTGGCAGGAAGAAGCTCGAAGCCATCTCCTGGGCCTTTCGCTACAAGCGCGATGAGGTCAAAGCTTTCGACGCCATTGCAAAGGCCACCGGGGGTGACGTATGACCCTGCCGTCGATTGCGTATCTGCGCACAAGGCTCAGCTACGACAAAGAAACCGGGAGTCTTGTCTGGCTGCCAAGACCATCGTCAGATTTTACAAAAAAGCATCATTTCGCTTCGTGGGTATCCCGCTGTGAAGGAAAAGAAGCCGGGGTCATCGTCACCAAAAAGCGAAAAAAGTACCGCAGAATCGACATTTGCGGCCAGAAAATCTATGCGCACCGTATAGCTTGGGCAATTCACTACGGCGAGCATCCTGGCGAAGAGATTGACCATATAAACGGCGATTCTTTGGACAACTCAATAGCTAACCTTCGCCAAGTTTCTCATCAGGAAAACTGCAAGAACGTAAAGCTGCAAGCTGGATCACGCAGCGGTTATTGCGGGGTCAGTTGGCATGAAGAGACAGGCAAGTGGCGCGCCCGCGTCAAAATCAACGGGAAGGAACAGCACATAGGCCTGTTTGACGATCCTCAAGAGGCAGCAGAGCGCATCAAGACGCTGAGACAGGCTCTTGGATTCCACTCAAGCCACGGATCACTTCTCCGCACCCCCGAGCAGATCGCCGCCGAGGAGCGCTCGAAAGAATGCGACCGCATCTTCGTCATTCTTTCAAGCGTCGAGCGCGAGGGAAACCGCAGCGACATGGCTGAAGCACTATACGACGCCGGCTACCGCCGCCAGGAGGAAGGGAAATGACAACCCCTATCAGTGATGAGCAGTTGGCGGAGTTGGAGCAGGCTGCAATCGAAATCAAAGGTTGGAATCTTGTAGATGCTTTTCGGTATGCAGACCCATGCATTGAGGATGCCGAAGATGAGGAATGGTGCGTCGGCAGTATTGATGAGGATGGAAACCAGTACCCGGTCATGGAGGTTAACGCACATCAGTACGATAGCCAGGATTCAGAGCTGTTGGCTCACTATTACGGCCTATGCAATCGAGAATCGATCCTTGGCCTGATCGCCCGCCTGCGCGCTGCTGAGGCTGATGCTAAGCGGTATCGGTGGCTGTGCGCATCCGCATGGTATGTCGGACCGGAGCCGTGCGGCGACACAGAAGCCGTTAGCTGGCATGACCACAACGAAACCATGGATGGCGTAACCGAAGCCATAGACAAGGCAATCGCCATGGAGCGCACGCCATGACCATCACCATAGACCTGAAAGAGGCCGCCCAAGTCCTGATCTTCGGCGGCTTTTTTGTGGGCAGCGTGTTCATGTTCGCCGTGGCGTTTGTGGAGGTCGCGGGGCTATGAGGAGGGCAAATGAATGAGCTGGCTCTTTTCAAGGAGGATGGTTGATGACTATCTGTCCGATATGCAGCAACGAATTCACGAAGAAGCGCAAAGAGCAACGCTTCTGCTCTCCGATTTGCCGCCAACGAAACAACGGGAAAGGAAGAGCTGGTCAGAAGACTGGTCTTCGACCAGGCGCATACAAGCAGCGTCTGACCAAAGACGGTTACTTGAGGATGTATGCAGCGAAGCATCCATACGCCAATGGTCGGAAAGAGATTCATGTCCATGTGATGGTCATGGAGATGCACATAGGCAGACCGATTTCGCCTGGGGAATGTGTTCATCACATCAACGGAATAAAGACCGACAACAGGCTGGAAAATCTCCAGCTGATGAGCTTTTCGGAACATTCCAAAGAGCACAACAAGGAATTAACGAAGAGCAGAAAGCGGTCTGCGAGGGGGCGCTATGCGTGAGCTTGCGCTATTTGCGGGCGCTGGTGGAGGAATTCTTGGCGGCCACCTCCTCGGATGGCGCACGGTCTGTGCTGTCGAGTTCGAACCATACGCCGCAAGCGTTCTTGCCGCCAGACAGAATGACGGCCTTCTCCCGCCCTTCCCGATCTGGGATGACGTTCGGACCTTTGACGGACGACCTTGGCGCGGCCTTGTTGACGTGGTTTCTGGGGGATTCCCGTGTCAGGACATATCAGCTGCTGGGAATGGCGCCGGAATCGACGGTGAGCGATCAGGGCTCTGGAGAGAAATGGCACGAATCGTCGGTGAGGTACGACCGCGATTCGTCTTCGTGGAGAACTCACCGCTCCTTGTTCGAAGAGGACTTGCCGTGGTCCTCGGTGACCTTACCGAGCTGGGGTATGACGCTCGATGGTGTGTTATGGGAGCCGCCGACGTCGGGGCGCCCCATCAGCGGGACCGCATCTGGATCGTGGCCCACGCCAAAGGCGAACGATGCGGAGAAGCGCGGAAACTTCGATGTGAACAACCCTCGAAACGGCTTACCGGCCGCGGCGAAGAAGTTTCCAACACCATTGGCTTCGGACTGGAAAAGGAATGGTGCGCCAGGCGATCACAATCGGAAGTCTCCATCGCTCGGCGCGGTAGTTCAGAGATGGCCAACTCCAAATGCATCGGACGCGAACAAATGGAACAACCAATCCCTGACGGAGAGGAAGGCGCGTGGACAGCAGATACGGCTGAATACTGCCGTATCTCCCCAGGGCGGGGCGGGTGGCCAATTGAACCCGACGTGGGTCGAGTGGCTGATGGGGTGGCCTCTAGAGTGGACAGACTTAAAGCCCTTGGGAATGGCCAGGTTCCAATAGTGGCTGCAACAGCATTCACTTATCTCGCATCTGAATGGATCTGAGGAGGCAGCATGAACACCCGCCGCACAGCCATCTGGCTAGGCAGCCTCTTCGGCGGCCTGCTGTACCTCTTCATCCTGGCAGCCGGCCCGATCTGGGGCGGCATCATCACCGCAGAAGCTACGCACCTGTCCGCAGCAGGCCGGTAATCCGGATAACTGCGGCTTCCCCAGCGGGCGGTGGGCGGCATGAAGAAAACACCCGCAGCAGCGGCTTCTAGCGCAACGCTATTCATCCCGCAGGGGTGACGCTGCCGAGTGGCGCCGTAAGCGCCTTTCCCCTTCTACCTGGAGAACGATATGAGCAATAACGCATATACGCCGGGGCCTTGGGCTGCTGTTGAGGATACCTGCGGCAGCCCGGTGATCGTGACTTACCGTGACCATCAAGACCCGGCCAAGTGGGTTCCCACCAACTACTCGGCAAGTATTTCCGTCGGTGTCGGGGATCACACGGAGTCGAGAACCCATGGCAACGAGTGGGCAAACGCCAAGTTGATAGCTGCCGCGCCAGAGCTGCTTGAGGCCCTGGTCGCTCTGGTTGAGTGCGAGCAAACGACACCAGAGCTTTGGGAAGCAGCCCGAGCCGCAATCGCCAAGGCAACCACCTAACCCCCCCTTCACTGGCTGCGCATGCGCGGCGAGGATCACTCATGCATACCCAAAACATGCGGCTATGGGATCAGGTTCAAGCAACCGACCCATCGGCCACCAAGAGCGCAAAAGTCGATGGTCAGCAGATCACGTCGATCAGCGGCCAGCACATGATCATGAAGGCTACCCAGATGTTCGGCCCTGTCGGGATCGGGTGGGGCTGGACGGTCATCGAGGAGCGCTTTGACCAGGGTGGCCCGATCTTCCGTGAAATCACCGACGCTGAAGGCAAGAAGGTCAGCGAACTAATTGGTCACGAAGTCGGGCACACCGTGCGCATCAAACTGTGGTTCGAATTGGACGGCAAGCGCGGAGAGGTAGAGCAATACGGTTGCACGCCGTTCTCCTACCGGTCCAAGTGGGGAATCACCACCGACACCGAGGCGCCGAAAAAATCACTAACGGACGCCGTGAAGAAATCTCTCGCGATGCTCGGGTTCAGCGCGGACATCTTCCTTGGCTTGTTCGACGACCGCGACTATGTGGAAGCACGTCGTGAAGAGGAGCAGATCGCCAAGGCCGAGGACCAGCAGGCCGCAGAAGAGCAGGCGAAGGAAGAGCGCCTCGCCTACATCAAATCGATTATCGAGACGATGCAAGGCGCCCAGTCCCAGTACGAACTCAAGAAGATCCACGACGTTGCCGTGCGCAAGCTCACTGCGCGCAAAGACGATAGTGGCGTCAAGCGCATTGCTCGCGAATTCTCCGAGCAGATCAAGCGATTCACCGAGGAGAAGGCGGCATGACCCAACTCTACAAGCTAACCGAGCAGTTTCTTGAACTTGCAGCCCTGGCAGAAACGGCTGATGAAGGCATGGCTGTGGCTGTCCGGGACACCATGCAAGCAATCGGGGGCGAGTTCGAAGAAAAAGGAAAGGCCCTGGCAACGGTCGTCCTGAACATGGATACCGACGTCGAAGCGCTCGACCGTGAAATAGAGCGACTGAACGACCGGAAGAGGGCAATCAAGGCTCGCCAGGACTCGATGAAGGAATACCTGCGGGAAAACATGGAAGCAGCCGGCATCAAGAAGATCAGTTGCCCCCTCTTTTCCATCACCTGCGTTGAGGGGCGAGAGATCGCCGTGATCGACGACGAAAAGAAGCTGCCCGACGAACTGGTCAAGGTGAAGGTCGAAACCAGTCCTGACAAGAATGCAATCGCGCGGGCTTTGAAAGACGGCAAGGACGTACCCGGCGCTCATCTGGAGCGGGCGAAGTCTTCAATCAGGATCAAGTGAGGCCGATATGCGAACCGTACTCAAAGCCACATGCGGCAAACATTCCAAGGAAATCCCGATTGAGCAGATCACCCACTTCGTCGCCGAGGATAAGTACGTCATTGCGTACTACCGGGAAGGCTTTCTGGTTCTGAGCGATGCGCTCAAGGCCCTGGAATCAGAGTTCTCCGCCGAGTTCATCCGCACCCACCGTAAGGCCCTGGTTCGCCGGTCTCTGATCAGCAGGTTCAAGCGCCGGCCAGACGACACCCAGGCCGGCGAAGTGCTGCTGCTCGGAACCGAGAACTGGATTCCAGTCAGCCGCAGCCACTCGGCACAGATCAAGTCGGCGATGAGTGCATGAGGGCCATGTCATGTACATCAAGAAAGACGTCATCGAGGTCATCAAGTACGCGGCGATGATGGCGGCCTGCTCTCGCCAGTCCTGGGGAATCTACCCCATGAACCAGGGCTACAAGGCCATGCCCTTCCGTGGCGACTATCACCGCGTCGTCGAAGTCTGCCATCCCTGAACCATTCCTAATGCCTGACGCTGCATTGCGGCGCGGCGGACCATTGCCTGGAGAAAGTCATGAGGCTGACCAGCATTCCACGCATCAAGAGCATCAACCTGCGTCAAAAACGTTTCGAGCGCCGCCGTCGTCTGTATGCACGAAAGATTCACTGGGAGCTATTCGGCGGGCCTCTAGGGGGGGGCATGGCTATGTACGCCTGGAGCCCTGAAGTTCAGCATTCCAGGCTGGAGCGGCTACTACGACGGCGAAAACAAGTGGGTGGAAGCATGAACACTCACGAATTCATCAAGAAGCAGGTAGACCAGCAGTTGCAGCGCGACGGGTTCCCTTCGGGAATTTGCATGGTCATCGCCGACGAGGCGCTTGATTACTACAAGCGCAAGCAGACCTTCCCCAAAGGTGCCTTCAACGAGTGCATGGTCTTCGCCCGAAAACGAGCGAAAGAGATGACCGGCAAGAAGAAGTCCGCCTGACCCCGAACAGGAATAACCCCATGCACCAGCTAACAGCGAATCACCGCCCTGGCGGTGTGACGGTCACCGGCTGGCCTGAAGAAAGCCAGCTCATGACCCCAGACGACATTCTGCTATTCGCAAGATCGGTGAGGCAGATAGCGATCAACCAAGCCCAGGGCGCCGAGGGCGTTCAGGTCTACCCGGAGGTGGGTAATGGAAGTCAAGGCGAAGACCAAGCGTGACTCCGGCCTGCGCACGGCGGTGCTACTTCTGAAGCGCGCAAACCGCTACGTCGGGGTCCACAACAGCATTGGCGCCATGGACCTCAGCACAGAGATTGTCGAATTCATCGCCGCTATTGAGCGGCAGGAGAAGGGATTGTGAGCAAGGAACTGAACAAAGCGCTGGACCTACTGCGCGAAATACGCCCGAGCATTCCGAAGGATGTGCTGGAACTTTGGTGCAAGGACCGCGACGCTTTCCTAGCGTCACATAAGGCAACGGTAGAGCAGGCAGGCGGGGATGAGCGCGCAGCGTTCGAACTCTTCGTGCGCAAGCACTGCGGCATGCCGGCGCATATCGCTGTGAACTGGGACGCCAAGTTCACCAATGATGCATGGGAGGGGTGGCAAGCCCGCGCCGCCCTGGCGCAACCCTCCCCAGTGCGCTCGAGTCTCTTGATCAACGGATACCAGTTGCGCGCCGCCCTGGACTTCATTGCGCCGGATGGCACTGCCGAGCAACTGGAAAGCGAGGCCTGCATCGAGTGGCGCCAGCAGGATGCCGATTTCCTCGAAGCAGGCCTATACGCCTTCTGCGCTGAGTATCCCGAAGAAGGCGGCGTCTTGTTGGATGAGGAGCCAACCACTGCGCAACCATCCCGGGTGCAGGCCGAGCAGCACTGGCCGAAGCTGGAAAAGCCTGCCCAGGTAGGAGCCATTCGCTTCCACGCCGGGCTTTCATCTCGCCTCGTAGTTGAAGCCGCCCAGCGGCTGTACGAGTTCGAGTCCACTCCGGAGAAAGAGGCGGAGCGCATCGAGCGGCTCCAGGCGTTTCGCGAGCAACTCGACCCACTCAACCTCGCCCCGCATGCGGAAGCGTTCAACGAAGCTCCCGATGAAGCTCTCAGGCCTGAGCAGGCAGAGGCGGAGCGGTCGGCATTGTGGGCTGTACATGCCCAGGGGCCGGACGAACTGTACGCAGCATTCAGCCGCGAAGACGCGGAGAAACATGCCGCCGAGCTGAACGCCCTGCCAATGCCTGAAGGGATCGCGGTTGGCGCCGTGGTCGTTCCCTCCCCCTGGCCGGCTGTCCAGCACTGGCAGTATCTGGCCGAACAGGAGCAAGACCACAAGAACGAGATCGCCGGGCGCCTGCGCCAGCACGAGCGCATCGGCGAGGCGCTGCGGGCGGAGATCACCCAACTCCGTCAGCACAAGAACGATTACATGGATGCTGGGCAGGAAACGTACCGGGCATTACAGAACGAAATCAGAGAACGGGAAGCGGAAATTGCTCGTCTTGATGGTCTGGTTTCAGGCCACACGGCAGAGCGCGACGCCGCCCTGGCCAGGGTCGCAGAGCTGGAGAGGCAGGAGCCGGTTGGATGGGAATGGATCGAGGTATTTGTGGGCGGCAACTTCGACGGCGAAGAAGCTGACAACGGCTTCTATCGCGGCACCGACAAGGAGAATATCCTCCCGTCCATTGAGGGCACCGAGGTACGGCAGCGTCCGCTCTACGCCGCCCCGGTAGCCCAGACTCAGCACAGCGTGCCGGAGGGGTGGGTGCAATCACTGCCGCTAAAGAATCACCAGCCTTGCAAGCCGAACGAGGATAGAGCGAACGGTTACACAATCCCGATCTATTCGAGGCCGGCTCTTGTTGAGGAAGCCTTGCGTAAGTTACGTGCTGTCCTCTGCGACCCAATTGGAAACGTTGTCATTGACGGCAGTGACAGTGACCGAGAAGAGGTACAGCAAGCGCTCGGTATGCTCGCCGCCGCGCCCGGCAAGGAGGGGGTGTGATGCACCACGAACTAAAAATTCATCGCCCCTTCTTCGAAGCAGTTGCGTCAGGCGACAAGACCTTCGAAATCAGAAACAACCGGGACAGAGGTTTTCAACGCGGAGACACATTCGAACTCCAAGAGTTGAACCCAGATTTCCCTAGCCTGTACTCGGGCCGATCCCTCACCGGGACCATAACTTATGTCATCAACTACGAACAGAAGCCCGACTATGTGGTGTTCGCATTTCGGCTCGACGAGGCCAGCAAGGAGGTAGGTCATGAGTGAGGTGAAGCGGTATCACTTCGAGTCGTTCATCGACAGCTACTACAAGCACCGTCAATTCGTCCTAGCCTCCGACTACGACACCCTCGCCGCCGAGGCCCAGGCGCTAAGGGAGGAACTCGCGGCACTGCGCGCAAGGGTGGTTGTGCTCCTCAGCGTTGATAACGTCATGAATATCGTCATGCGTTACCAGTGGAACGAGAAGACGAACGTCACCGGAACTACGAACTGGGCGGCCAACCTCGGCATGAGGGTTGTCGAAGAGGTCAAGCGCCTCAACGGCCTGACGGTCAGCGAGGGGATGTTACGGGGCATGGCCGCATTCGCACAGGAGATCATCAGCGGAGCCCTGGAGGGCGGCAGCTTCGATGGTGCGGAACTACAGGAAAGCGCCGAGCGCCATGGGCTCATCGCCAAACAGGTGATGAACGAGCCGTGCCGAGGCCCGGAAGAGTACTGCGCCTGCGCCTGGTCTACCTCTTTCCCGACTGAATGCTACCGGATAACGGCAGAGCTTCGCGCCCTGCTCAACCAGGACAAGGAGAACGGCGATCATGCTGCATGAGCCGGAGGAGTACCGATTGTTCAGTCTATGGATGCTCGTCTTCATGGCCATCGGCTGGTTCGGTGGCTGGATACACGCCCATTACACCGTAGCCGAAGAATGCCGGAAGCTCGGCAAGTTCTACGTCGGCAAGACCGTATTCGAGTGCAAGGCGATCACCGAGGAAGACAAGGAGAACGGCAATGGCTGAAGAACTTCGCAAGCGCGCCTTGGCGCTCTATACACCACCGTTCTCCTACGACAGTTTCGGCGGTTACATCTGGGACGCAAAGCAAAACATGGTGGCTGACAATCACGTCGATGGGGACCAGGTTCTCCGTGTTCGGGGTTGGGGCCGTATCGTCTACATGGAGAATCCTGAAGAGCTTCAGGATGAGTTTGGCGCCATGCTAGCCGAGGCTCTGACGGAGTATGTAGAGCGCCGAAACGGCTCAGAAGAAGGGCATGTGGTGGTTCCGCGGGAGTTGCTGGAGCGCTTGTACAGCAGCGATACCGCAACGGCGCTGATGGCAGCAGCAGAACTCAGAGCCCTGCTGAGCAAGCAGGCATAGCCACCCATCGCCAACCACTGTACGCATATACAGCAATCTGGAAAATGTAGGTTCAACCTACCCGGATTGCATATGCGCACGAAACCCTTCCGCCCGCCGCGCCGGCATGAGATCGCCGGCCTCCGCTACTACCGCACCGCGTCAGCTTACAACTGGCTCGGGATCACGATGGCGCACCCGACCCGCGCAATCCAGTTGCTGCTCGAGCAGTGCGAGCCAGACGTGCTCTCGCCGATGTTCAACATCGAGATCGACGCGATCCTGCGCCAGGCCGACGAGTACGCGAAAACCGGACAGGTGCTAGAGCGCGAGCAACTGCGCGAAATGCTCATGCACCTGGTCTCGAAGGCCGCGGGCGACTGATACCGATGCCGGGATTCCGGCATCGAAACCCAACAACGAACCCAACCGTATCCGACCCCCGGAGGACCAACTGTGGACAACGACAACGAAACCATATTGGCAGTGATAGTCATCGTTCTCTTCGTCCTGGGAATCTTCCGGGTTGTCGGGGACTTCCAGAACCTCTACGAGCAGACAGAACTGAAAGGACAGGAGTTGAGCAGATGGAGCAAGCAGTGAACAGGCGAGAGGTGACATTCCTCTCCGCAGTGGATGCCAGCAGGATCGAGACGCCGAGCAACGTCATCAGCATCGGCAGCAAGGGCGACTGGTATGCCTTTGCCTGCAATCACAAGCGCGTTCTGCGGCTGGAGTTTGATGATGTAGACGGATACGTGGGAAGCGATGGCTTTCGAGTGTTCAGCCACATTGACGCCAAGAAGATCCACGACTTCGTGAACGAGTGCGGTGATGAATCGATCATCGTTCACTGCCAAGCAGGCATGAGCCGATCCGCTGCGGTCGCCAAGTTCCTGGCCGACAAGCGCGGCTACACCTTGAACCTGTCGAAGCCTTGCCTCGGCACTACGCAATTCTACAACCGCCACGTCTACGGAACGTTGAACCTCAACGACTCCGAAAGCATGAGCGCCTATTACGCAGAGATGGAGCTAGCCGACCGGCTGCGCGGCCATCCAAAGGAGTCCTGACCGTGCCTGACATGAGAGAAGAGTTTGAAGCGTGGCTACTGCGCGAGCATGGTCTTGAGTCGGAATGGCAGGAGGAGCGCAACTGCTTCAAGGACTATCCGGCACACCTTGCATTCAAGGCCTGGCAAGCCAGCCGCGCGGCTCTGAGGGTGGAGCTGCCGGATAAGGCGAAGTTCGTGGAGTACTACGAAGACCTAGAGGGCGGGACATTCAACTGGCAGCGATACATGGTCGCCATTCAAGAAGCCCTCCAGCAAGCCGGAATCGAGGTGAAGCATGGCTAAGCGCAAGGTCCACTACGAGAACTGGAACGGCGGCACCGAGTCGGATCCTGATCGCCCGTCTGAGACTTTCTGCGGAATGGATGTCACTGATCCACTGACCGCCACGCGGGTTCAGGCCGTCACCTGCAAATACTGCCTGAAGCTTCTGGAATTCTTCGGGCATAAGGTGAAGCAATGACCGACCACGCAGAGCTGCGGAGGCTGGCTAAGGCGGCAACGCCTGGGCCTTGGGAATATCAGGCACCGCTAAAGATATTGGCAGCAGATAGGACATCGATTGTCCTTATCGCGCTATCTCACGCTAATTATCGTGAGGACGAAGCGAACAGCCGATTAATAGCCGCCGCCAACCCCAAGACCATCCTCGCCCTGCTGGACGAGATCGACGGGATGAAAGCATCTGGCTGGCGAAACCACAGCGTCAACTACGCCCGCGCCGAGAAGTGCCCGCAGACGCTGGAAACTGCACAAGCGGCATGGGACCGAGATCAAGAACTGATAGAGGAACAACGCCAGCAGATTGCCAGGGATAGTCAGACGATCAACCAGCTACGGCAGAAGCTCCAATCGGCCGAAGTGGATCGGGTCAGGCTCAAGGCGGAGAACGAGGTTCTGCGGGGAGCGCTACAGGCCGTAGTGGATGATCCAACCTGGCGCAGCAACGACAACTCCCTGTGGCCGAAGATCATCAAGGCGATGGACAAAGGAGCCAAGCCATGACCGACATCAACAAGCTGAGGGAACTGGCGGCGCGGGCGGCGTGTGAGCGCTGGATTACCGACCAGAAACTATGCCAAGGCAGCGATATTTCGCTGTTCAGGCTGGAGCGTAATGGTGAGCTTGTGTCTCTGCACGCCCTTCTGTGCGAGGCATACCAGGCTGGGCAAGTCCGCGCCGCCGCCGAGATCGGCAAGTCTATGGGAGGTGGGGAATGAGCGAAATGCGGGAGGTATTCGAGAAACGAATGACCGGCATATTCGACCTGTCCGCCCACGTGGACAGCCAGGGAAACATCCGATATTCGGACAGCCACACACAGGCCGCTTGGGATGGATGTCAATTGGTGGTGGATTTATTCGAGCCGGCGCCATCAGCCGAGGCAAGGATGGACCTCGACTACATCGGAAGGCTTCATGCTCTGGAGAAGCTGAGACTACGCATCGCCGCTCACATGTTCATCAGGGAGAATGGAGAGCTGCTCGGATATGGCGTAACAGTCCCTGAGATGCGTGAGTTCCGGGAACTCCTTATCCCGTTCAACGGCGAAATCAAGATCAAGTAACCCAGCCGAGCCCACTAGGGCCTCTTCCTGAGGCCCGCCCGGCTGGGCGTTCAAATCCTACCAGAAGGCCTGACCGAGCAGTTAACCCCCATATTGCCCGATTCGGGCGCCCTGCCCGGCCAAGCCTCCACGAATTCTACCCGCCAACCCGATGCCGTTGATCGGCCAAGGTCTCGCTATGTCTTTGATTTCAGTTGAGGCGGCCGCCGGCATTCTCGGCGTGAGCCGCAGGACCGCGTACCGCTACGCGGACGAAAAGCTGATCCCGGTGGTCAGGTTCAAAAAGACCATCCGGGTCCACAAGGAAAAGCTCGAACAGATGCTTGAAGAGGAAGCCGCTGCTAGCATGCGCGACGCGGTCGGCGTACCGGAGGAAGTATGCCGTACAAGAGAAACGACTCCGCCTACTGGTGGATCTCTTTCAAATCAGCAACAGGAAAGCTTGTTAGACGCTCTTCTGGAACTGCCGACTACTCGGCGGCGAAAGCACTAGAGCAACAGGAGCGCGCGAAAGCGTGGAAGGAAAAGGAAATGGGCGTGAATCCGCCCAGGACCTTTGAGGAGGTGATCATTCCGTACCTGCAGCACGCTCGCCAGCATCAGCGCAGCTACGAAACGACCGTGCACCGCATAAAGCCGCTGCGCGAGTATTTTGCCGGACGCGTGGTCAACGATCTAGGGGGCCAGGACATCCGGGGATACGGTTCGCACAGATTGGATGCGGGCGCATCCCCGGCAACCATCAACCGAGAACTCGCCGCCCTCTCCGCGGCGATCAACCACTGCAACACAGAACTGGAGTGGGCCCTCCCGAATCCCGTTAAGGGACGGAAGATGCGCGAGGCAGAGGGGCGTGATCGTTGGCTGACAAGGGCAGAGGTCGAGGCCCTGTGCCGAGCCGCGCGCGGGCAGAAGTTTGGCCCGATGCTGGAGGACTTTATCCGCCTGGCCGTCAACACAGGGTGCCGGCGGGAGGAAATGCTTGGCCTGGAGTGGCGCAGGGTCGATTTCGCAAATCGACTGATCTACTTGGAGGCATCCCACACGAAGGCAGGCAAGCGCCGGAGCATCCCGATCAACGAAGGGGCGATGGCAGCACTAAAGCGACGAATGGCATTCAGGTCCGAGACCAGCCCGGAATGCCCCTGGGTCTTTGCGCGCGCTAACGGTGATCGAGTGATATCGCTTTCGGCCGGCTTCAAGCAGGCCTGCCAGGCAGCGAAGATTGCGGACTTTACGATTCACGACCTGCGCCACACCTGCGCGGCATGGCTGGTCAGCGCCGGCGTTCCGCTGGCGGATGTACGGGATCTGCTCGGACACTCGACAGTCGCGATGACTGAACGATATGCCCATCTTGCTCCGGCCAGGGTAAGGGATGCGGTTGGGGTTCTTGATCAAGTCCGTGAAAGCCGCATTTCACGTTCTGTTCACGCTGATAATCCAGCGCATCTACATGGAGGGCCGCTGAAGCTCGTAAACACTTGATTTAGAAGGTGGTGCGGACGGAGAGACTCGAACTCTCACGCCTTGCGGCGCTGGAACCTAAATCCAGTGTGTCTACCAATTCCACCACGTCCGCGGGACACTGCTTGGAAATGAAAACGCCAGGCCTCGGGCCTGGCGCTTCGGAATATGGGGTGGACGATGGGAATCGAACCCACGACACCAGGAGCCACAATCCTGTGCTCTACCAACTGAGCTACGCCCACCATATTACGACTTGCGGTAAAACATCGCCTGCTTCTTGCCGATTCGCCGAATGGCGCACCCGGCAGGACTCGAACCTGCGACCATCCGCTTAGAAGGCGGATGCTCTATCCAGCTGAGCTACGGGCGCTTTATTCATCTGCATTCAATGCTGAGCGCAAACTTTAAGCTCTGGCAATCACAAAGTCAGCAACCGACTTGCATTACCTCTTACCCTGCGTCCGGCTGTGCTCGGCAAGCGGGGCGCATGTTATACAGGGGGCGAAAGGCCGTCAACGGGTTTTTTAAAAAAATTCAGCTATATAAAGGAGTTACGGCAAATCCGCGGGTCGCCTCCTTTGCCCCGGGCGGCGTCCATGCGAAAATGCGCGTCCTTTTTCCACCCGATTCGATGGTTACCCTTCCGACATGACCGCACAACTGATCGACGGCAAAGCGATCGCCGCCAACCTTCGCCAGCAGATAGCCCAACGCGTGACCGAGCGCCGCCAGCAAGGCCTGCGCGTTCCCGGCCTGGCGGTGATCCTGGTCGGCACCGATCCGGCCTCTCAGGTCTATGTGGCGCACAAGCGCAAGGACTGCGAGGAAGTCGGCTTTCTCTCCCAGGCCTACGATCTTCCCGCCGAAACCAGCCAGGACGACCTGCTGGCCCTGATCGACCGCCTGAACGACGACCCCGCCATCGACGGCATCCTGGTCCAGCTACCCCTGCCCGCCCACCTGGACGCCTCCCTGCTGCTGGAGCGTATCCACCCGGACAAGGACGTGGACGGTTTCCATCCCTACAACATCGGCCGCCTGGCCCAGCGCATGCCCCTGCTGCGCCCCTGCACCCCGAAAGGCATCATGACCCTGCTCGCCAGCACCGGCGCCGACCTGTACGGCATGGACGCGGTCGTGGTCGGCGCCTCGAACATCGTCGGCCGGCCCATGGCTCTGGAGTTGCTGCTGGGTGGCTGCACCGTCACCGTGACCCACCGCTTCACCCGCGACCTGGCCGACCATGTGTCGCGCGCCGACCTGGTGGTGGTCGCTGCCGG